AATGTTTGTTGCTGTTCGTGACTCATTTGTTCTTGCTGTTCTTGTACTTGCTGCTCTTCTGTCATGACCTTTTCTCTTTTATATATTCCAAATATAGTTATAAATAATGTTAAAATAAAACATTATTTATTCTGCTCGCTCGTCTAGCACTGCCTGAGTGATCTGTTCTTTCTCTTTTCCTTCAGCTTTTATAGCTTCTTGTTGAGCGAAAGCTTGCATATCTCTTTGCTCTTTTTCTAACTCCTCCTCTTTAGCTAAAGCCATTGTTGCATCATCTTCAATTGCTTGTTGCTCATTCATTTGCTCTTGTTGCTTAACAGCTTCTCTTTCCATTTCTATTTCAGCAGCAGCTTGTTGTCTTAAACCTTTTACTACGTCATCTGGAGTGGACCTGTTATATAACTGTGCAAATGTCTTCTTGTCAATAAGGCCCATTTCCATAAACGTCAATAGAGTCTGATTAGCTTCAGATTTCAATGTCTCCTCGTTATTCTCACGTTTAATAAATACTCTCAAGTCTTCATTAAGCATGTCTTTTGATAACTGGAATGTATATACACCATCATCACCAATTGCATTAGAAAGAACTCTCTCATTGTCAACATAAATCTTTTTACCTCTAGTCATCATGCTCTCATACATTTGTATGTAGATTTCTTCTAAAGCTTTGTAAAAAGGTTCTTGTATAAGTGATCCTCTTTGGATAAGTAATTCAGTTACACCTACTAATTGGGTTCCCCCGCCTTTTTGCTCACCCCCCTGTAAAGGTTCGTTAACACCAGTAGTGCTTTGAATAACATCACGCATCAAAGGAATGATCTCAAACATTTTGTAAACCCCATCACTAGGAGTATTATCATAATGTCCAATACTATTAGGAACACCCTTACCTCTTGTTCTTACAAAGATTGGTTTCCCTTGCTTAATATCTCTAGCAACAGTTCCGTCTTTAACATCTTCAGGATTTAACGAATCCTCATCAATAACTGTGTTGGACCCACCTGAGTTGTTTATGTTAGCTTCAGTTACAGATAAGATTCTGTTTATTAATCTCTGTGGACTAATAATATCATCTACTGGAGAAATAATCTCTCCATCTACATAACCCCAAGTATGACACTTGAAAGGAAACTTAACTTCACTAGGGTTTTCTAAAGTAGAATCTTGATATTCATCTACTCCCCATTCTAATACTACATCAGTAACCAATTTCTTCTTATCAGCATTTGGTTCTCCCGCAGCTATAAATTCAGAAGGAATAAAATGACAATACCTAAGTATCTCATTATAACACTTTGCAATTTTCTTACCCTTAAACAAATGTCTATTTCTAGAACTCTCTGGAGGAGTAACCACATCATCCTCGGTATACCTTGGCTTGTCCTCTCCTGGATAAGCATAATTAATCTTCTCTAAATGAGTATAACCATACTCGTCAATAACATAAGCATATTCCTCTCTCTGAACATCCTTAAAGTAAATCTTGTAAACAGGAACTTGTAAACCACTCAAGTTTCTACTACCAGCAGTACTGTAGATGTTATCATCTAAAGTAGTTTGGTTTCGTATAGCTCCAATGTTATTTACATAATTCTCAATAACCGCTGAAGTATCTTTACTTGTATTGTAACGCTCATAAATACCAGTTGGTGATAAACTATCAACCATACCCATGAACTCACTGTCACTTAAATCATAACGCTTAGCAGAATTGTCATAAATAAAATCTTCAGACTCAATAGGCTTAAATTTCAAATGCCCATTAGCTTCATAACCGTACATTATTGCAAGACCTGATAAAGCTAAGTTTTCTGCAAGTTTGATTTTATATTGATCCAATCTATTGATCTTCTCAATGTAAAGTATCAATCCATTCATCTTCTCTACATACTCATCCGTATAAGAGTTAAGGAATATAGATTCGGTCTCCTCAGGAGTGTCACCTAAACCATGTTTCTTTTTAATGTAATCAGAAAACGCTGGTGACTCTAAAGAAATATCAAACATGAACATTTTCTTCTTTAATGCCTCAGTCATTCTATTCTTAGCTCTCTCAGATACAGCTTGCGCTCTTGCACTTAATTGTAATCTGTTAGCGTTACCTTGGTATTGAGATACGATTGGTCTAACAACGTTATTTACAGCTTTAATCCTGTTACGCTCTTGTCCTGTATCATCCTTTAAGAAAGCTTCAATGTCTTCATCAAATATCCATTGATTATCCCCGCCCTTAAAGAATTGCTTGTTTATTTTTGTTTTCTTGATGAATAAACTCCTTGAGTTAATTGCATTTGTAGCAATTGCAAACTTTGCATTTCTTACATGATATTCAGGAGTGTTCTTTTCGCTTTCCGAAGTTGTTATTCTATTTGGTCTATCAAACCTAGAAGAATCTATAGAGAATCCGCCCATAGTTATTTTTTGTTTATTTCATGTTTTAAATCAAGAAACGATTGTCCTATCTCGCTCTTTTCATCTTCTTTAACATCTGATATTCCAAACCCTCGCTCAGCTTCTGCAAGTATCTCTGAAAACTGCTTCCGTATATTTATACACGTATCTGTGTATTGCTTCACTTTTGTATAATCCTTCTCCCCAGTATCATTCCCATCCTTATCAATTATATTGAACTTCGGACCTTCTATATCTACACTGATAACCTTCTCAAAGTTTAAAAGCATATTCTCAACCATCCTCATCGTCCTTACTCTTGGACCAACCTTGAAAGAACCGAACTCTTTTATTCCTTTAGCATAATTCGCAGGTAACACCAACTCTTTTAGTATCCTACCCCACTCGTAATCACTAATCTTTATACCAGAGTGTTCTTTTGCAAACATTAAAGCAGCTTCTTTATCTACCTTATCATCTGAATTGTAATAATCGTAACAAGGTGATCCTTGACAACCCAAGTACCAACAAAACAACAGTACTTCCCTACGTAAATTATCTAAATACCTATTCTTCTTTAGTTCAGGGTAATCGTTAACTAAACTAACTTTACCTTTTGGAACAAACAAAGAATACGCAGTTATATCATCTAATGCAAACTTCTTTTTCTCCATATCTAATAGATCTTCTTTCTTCTTGGAACCCTTGTTAAACCGTCATCTCCTCTCACTAAATCATAAGTAGTAATATACTTCTCTTCTACTCCCGCAAGTTTTTTAGGCTCCCTGTTATCATAACATAGACTACAAATGTAAGCAAAAACTACCGCATATAAAACATCATCTTTGTACCGCCTCTTATCAGTAACAGACCAAACAGCAGCTCCTGAAGCTGTCAAAGTACAAGAAAATGTCCTTAATTGTTGGAATATAGACAAAAAATACAAGTTCTTATGGTATAAAGATATAAATTCTTTTAACCTAGCAATTATAAACTCAGCTCTTTTACCCTTGTTATCTATTCCTATCAATTGTCCACCCCCACGGAAAGCATCAGGCAACTCGTCTTTATAAACTAACGTCCTTTCATATCCCATGTACTCCACGAAATCAGCATAAGCTGTTCCAATGTTAGCTTCTAGCAACTCAGGTACACCGTTTACTGCGTTATCCACATTGAAGTATAACCCAAGCAAGAACGTTTGTAAGAACGTGTTCTTATGGTCGTCATTCCTGTAATTAACTATTGCCGATACTGTACCGAGTTGTTTGTCAAATATTGCACTGGCCATGTTAGAATAACCAGTATCTGTCATAATTGGATCGGTACCTTTGTAGTACCTATTCAACCATCCCTTTTCAGGGTGCATAAATATCCACGCAGAAGCATTACCATCGTCAAAGTCTACAGGAATAAACCTAGCACCTACAATCTTTCCTAAATCATTATGAGCACTGTAACCAGCATTAGCTTTTTGTGACCTGTCAACAATAGGTTCAAAATAACCAGGCTGCGGTTTAAATGAAGCAGCAGAATCGTTAATCCTTCTCTCGTTCTCTTGAATAAACGATATAGGTACAATTAACTTCTCTTCACTCAAGAACATATCATCCCAGCAACTTGGATAAGTTAACCTGAACTGATTCATTCTTTGCTCTCTCTCAGCATCACTCCCTGAAGAGTAATTCCTTTTCTCTTGCTCGTAAAATTCTTTTGTAATACCTGGTCTTGTAGTCCAATCAAAAAAGATAGGCACAATACCATAATCATGACTACCCTCATCCCACTTCGCTAAAGCATGCTTTACTTCCTCTTCAAAGGATTTAGTCTTTATCTTATTCTTACCCTCTTCTACACCTCCAGTGGACCATATAATCACTTGCCTGATCATCTCTAGTTCACCCGTAGTTTGGTTTTGCCTAAACATAGTAGGTCTAGATTCCCTCAGCATCTTTCCAAGCACCTTGATATAACCAGCTTCATCAACAAACACCAACGGTGGTGCTCCCGCATTGATAGCTGATACACTTGGAGCAACTACACTAAACTTTGAGTTAGCTCCCCCACGCTTTCCTTTCTTACCTGGAATCCTTCTTCCAAAGTGTAACCCTTCATGTGAATCTCCATATACACCCGCACGTAACCAATCTGGTATCTCACTATTAGGATACTTTAATTTATCCTCCATGATCTCCTCAGCAGTGTCAACATCCATCGTTACAAACTTCAAAAAGAAGTTCTTATTGAACATCATCTTCTTTAATCCAAAACCTAAAAATGTAGTGGTCGCTGCAATCTGTCTTGGTTTACCAATTATTAAACTGTAACGACAATCAGCTAAAAATAACATTACTTCATGTGCAGGCTTTGCTAAGTACTTCATACTCGCAGCATCCTCCATGTCAGCTTCTTTCAAATACAAATACTTCTCTACAAAATAAAGTGAGTTCTCTTTACACCTTGAAAATTCTTGTTCAAAGTAATCCCACCTGTCTTCATAGATATGGTAGTTCTCCATGTTGTCATTTTCAGACAACCAGTTATGAGCTTGTTGGATATATAGTTCTAATGGTTCGTAATGACCTTTGTTTTGAAAACCTTTGTCATTCATGTTGTTAACCCAGTTAACAAAATCAGGTTTGTGACTAACTACAGATTCAGGTGTCCATTCAGATACCTCTATCTCTCTCCCGCAGTGTTGGTAATTTCCAAACCCTACCCTTTTTGATTTTAAATCTTTACTTAAATTTTGCAGTAAGTCTTTATCAAAAGGAACTTTGTCACCTTCTTTTAAATCAGCAGATACTACCTTAATACCAGTCAATTCCTCCTCAGATATTAAATCTAATTCAGCAATAGTGTTAATCTGTTCTTTAGTCAAAGGAAGCCCTTGCCTAAATAAACCTACCAGGAAGTTACCGTGATTTTCTTTTTTGATTTTAGATCTAGCTTCTCTAAATGCTTGACCTTCTAATAGATTAACTTCAGCCCTACTCTTCTCTTCTTCCTCTCTAGTTGCTTGATCTACTACTGTCTCTTTCATCCCTCCAGTATTACGTTGTGCAAACGCATCTGTCCTCCTAGAAGGTTGTGGTATGTCTTTTGGCGGTGTTGAGGCTTTATCAAAAATATCCTCAAACTCTTCAAATTCTTCTGTCATCTTTTCGCTTTGCATAAAAGTACGAAAAAAATTAATACCTTTATTTCTTAACATAATATGAAAAGATGAGCAAAGCAAAGAAGAAAAAAGAAGAGGTGTTAATTGATATGATTACACCTGCAAAACCAAAAACGGGGAGTATCTTAAAAGAAAATGAATACGATACAGTACCTAAACTAGTCAGGAATGTTATAAACCCATTATTATTACTTCTAAAGGGTGCTAAAGCAGAAACCGAAGATATTATAGCAACTTCATTCTTAAACGGCATGTCGCTTACTGAAGAACCATTCATTCCTGAATATATGGGATTCCAAGAAACAATTATTGAATCCGATATTGCTGATACAAGAATATACAGCAAAGATAATTACTTGCTAGTAAAAAATAGAGAAGAAGCTACGGAACTAGGAAAAGATAAGTGGATAATAAAAAATACAACCACTGATAAATTCTCTATTCACGCAATTGATAACATGCTTGAAGCAACTATTATCCTGAAATCTTTAGGACTTGATACAACTATTTTAGATGTAGTTGGATGTAAGGATATGTAAAAAAAAGACCCCTGAGCAGATCTTACGGTATGCAACAAGGGTACTTTAGGAAAAAACACTTAGTGAGCATTGTTAAGAGGCTAGGTGTTTATTGTTATTCTATAATTAACCAATCTTCAGCAAACGTATCTGAAGAACTAGCTACCCAGGAGTCAATTACTCTATCTCCAGTAGGGTTATTCTTTACAATTATCATTTGGTTAGAATATCTGATAGGCTCAGAACTAATATTCAATAAAGTGTCCTTCGCTGATTGTGGCAGCGATTGCATTTTAGGGATAATTCCACTATCTATAACAGAAGGTACTTGTTTACATACAAACATATTATTACCATTCCACCCTTTACGAGCGACGCATGAACCTTTCTTCATAGCCTCAATAGCTAATCCAAATGTCATTCCGTCAGTCCTTCTATAAGCCTCGTCAAAAACATGCTTAGGAGACATAGAGATATATCCTTCATGATTAGGGTGGTTAGGTGTTGAGTTCTTATCTACTGCGTACTCAACTAAGTAAACAAGCTTATCGCCATCTTCGTCTTTTGGCATATCCCAACCTCTATAATTATTGTATTCTTTTAAAGTCATCTCACTAGACGCTTTAATTTCTTTCACTCCAATAAAAGGAGTCATTAACGGCTTTTTCATATATTTTGTTTTTTATGATTTCGCTAAAGATACCAATTTTAATTCAAACTAACCTTTTTAGCTTCCATACCAGCTTTTAATCTTTCAAGCAATGAATTTACCTCTTTACCGAAATCTTGATCGTTAGGGTACTTAATACGCATAGTGACGAGCAAGTCTAATACTAGATCATCAGCTAATTCTAAATCTTTGCAATTTCTTAAACCCCACGCTTTATTCTTTTCCATAATTTTTTCCACCAAATTAAAAAACCCTCACGTAATACGCAAGGGTTTTTTATACTAACCTATAAACTATAAACTATTTTTTAGATATACTCTAAAGTTGCTGCTTCAGCAGTTACTTCGTCGTAAGTGTCATCTCTGTCACCAACTACTTCGTAATTCCAAGTGATTTCTTTTAATCCGTTGATAGCTTTATAAACAAACTTTAGTTTATAAATATCTTTACCACCGTCACCCAAGAAAGTTACCGCAGTATCTTTACTTACTGAAACTACTTTGTTTAAGTTCATTCCTTGACCAGCGATTGTAGCTACTCCAGTTCTATCAGTGATAGTTGCTGCTGTTGATGTAACGAACGCTGCGTTACCTCCAGCTTTAAACGCTGCACTGTCAATTACTAACAAAGCATACTCAGTATCTCTATCAGCTAAATCAGCATATTCCCATACTACGTTTCTTTCTGTGTTCTCGTAATCAAATACGAAAAGGATACCTAAGTCTCCTGATTTTTCAATTGCAATAACCTCTTCTGCATTAACTCCAGCAGCAGCATTTGTTACTGCGGTAGTTGATGTTACAAGTGGTGCTCTAAAATTTGCCATAATGTAATTTTTAAAATATTTTAAATAAAATTTAGTTAACTAGGTTTAAAGTTATGAAATAAAGTTGGTAATTGGATAATTATTTTTAAATTTGATATAAGATTCGTATATGCAGTGCGATAAAAGACATAAAAAAGGTACTAGCTACCTTAATATAAAAAAGTCCTTATACTGCATATATAAGGGCTTTTTTTATGCCTGGATCCTAAATACATACAAGGCGATTCAGGTGTTCAGCTTCCGCACATCATTAACAAAAAGGATAATAATAATCGTAACTAGTCGTAACAGACGGATTGTAGTAGAAGTTAGAGGGTGCAATGCTTACCCAGCAACATCTGACTTGAAGTTAAAAAATTAAAGCTTCTACTATAATGACGAGTGCAAGAGCTGTAATGTCAAGGCCACCTGAAAAAGGTAAAAAGGTACAAATGCTGGATAAGACTAAGTTCGGGGAGGATAAACTACTAAGTAAATCCCCAACAACACTAACTTGACTATTTCAAGGAAGTAAAGGGGACCGCTTTGAGTTAACTGAAATAAATACTATGAAAAAAATAGAAGTAGGACAAAGAGTTGAAGATGATTACTTAGGGAGTGGAGTTGTAACAGAAGTGGTATATGGGCATATTAAGGACGTATTCGCTTATATGATTAAGTTTGATACAACACCTCCATTGGATTACAATAGAGGTTCTAATCCTTGTTTAAGGTTTGCAGGTAGCTTAGAGGTTATTAAATAAAAAAACCCAGTAACAATTAAGCTACTGGGTTATCATTTTAACAATTACTATTTACTTTCCACTACTACCAAATCCTTTACCTCCTCTAGAAGTCTCAGACAGCTCTCCTACCTCTTTCAATTCAATATTAGGTATTGGCATTATAACTAACTGACCAACTCTCTCTCCAGCTTCGTATATGCCGTTCATGGTTCCATCTTGCTTAAACCTAAGTTTAATTGGTCCTCTATAATTAGAATCTACCACTCCTACACTATTTGCTAATGTTAAAGCTTTTTTACTAATGGAACTCCTGGGGAATAACAATCCAACATGTCCTTCAGGTATTTCTACTGCAATGTATGTGTTGTATTCTATGTATGCGTTACTCATTGACCTATCTACTGTTATTGCAGTTAGATCTAATCCAGCATCTCCCGATTTAGAATAATTGGGTGTAACAGCTTCTTTAATAAGTTTCTTAAATTTTACTTTCATAATTACCAATCTCTTCTTTGTTCTAATTCTCTTTCTCTTTCCATTTTTACTCCTTTAATAAATCCTTCCCTGAGCAATCTATTCTTTGCTTCCTCAATGGGATCTTTATCTATTGGGTAAACTTGTTCTGCTATTTTATTTATGCTCATTGTTTTAACAATTAAAATTCATAAATCTATAACTCTCCATATTCTTTTTTTCTACTTCAGAAGTCCATAATACCTTACTCATATCATCTTTACCTAAGTAAGAATAACTTACATAATTACACCCTGACAAGTAAGTTTTAATCACAAGCATACCTTCGGTTGTCATGTGACTTTTTTGATACACTCGGTAAACGAATGTGCGGAGGAACCATTTTTTTAGTTTTTTCATAATTTTATAATTCTAAAATACCATTTATTAAATCTATAACCTTTATTCCTTAGATCGCATAAAGTTTTGTTAATAATACTTAAATCCTTCATAACCATACCATAACCAAATATCCTAAACCTATAAAACCCTGTTGTATAAGCGCATGTAAACGCTTCTAATGAGTAAAGGTATACACTATATCCTTTTATGCTTAAATAACTCTCGTTGCTTATCTTAATTGCTTTCATAGTGCTAAATAAATACAATTAATGACCGATAAAAAGACTTTTAACACCTGTTAACTATTCCTTACTCTTGATTAAAGCGTAATAACCTGGATCTAGGATTGAAATTTTGTGCATGTTTTCTTCGTAGTCAGCCATTAACTTCCTTCCTTCAATGTCATGCTCGTAAGTGTGATGGCAATCTACGCAGTGATAAGTGATGTTGCTAACTACCGCTTCAAGTTTCTTGTTTTGACCTGTAGGGACCAAGTGCGAGTGAGTTAAGTTACTCCCCACGCCACAACCAGTGCAAAAATGCGGGATGCTCTCAGCAAGTAAGTCGTATGCTTTGTGTTTATTCTTTATATTCCTACCTTCCCGTTTAGACACTTTATTAGGACCAGCAATATTAACTTTGATCGGTTTTTTACTTGGTTTTAACGGGGTTCTTTTTAAAGTATGAACCTTTTTCTCTTTTACTGCATATTGCTTGAGATCCTTATGTTCTTTGCACAAAAAGTTCTTTCCTACCTCAGTACATTCTGTGATTTGCATACAGTGTCTACATATTGCTGTTTCCATAATTGCGAATATAGCATAAAAAAAGCTCAATACTTAGTACTGAGCTTCTAATCGGAATTTATCCTCTCCGACAATAAAATGCGGGAGAACAAAGATATAATTTATCCCTCTATATAATCATACTTCTTTAATATTTTATGTATATCAATATTTGCATAATCATAAACCAACTCTTCATTGTAAATAAAACTAAACCTTATACACTTATCTCCTTGAACTATCATGCAATCACTATTCATATAATCACCCAAGTCAGCTAACTCATCAAAGGTTAAACACTTCAACTCATCTAAAACATAAGCAACAGCTTCTTTATGAACACACTCTATAGCTTCTCCAGCGAAATAAACAATGTCACAACTTAATACCTCTACTTCTGTTTGTTCTTCTGTACTCATGAAATAAAGTTAGGGAATATTATTTAAATAAATTAACTCCAGTATTTTAATTCAGCTTCTTTACGAGCAGCTATCGCTTCTTCTTTGTTTTCAAAAGCCCCTAAATGGACACGTTTACCTCCGTAACTTATCCTAGCAGTCCATTTAAGACCTCTAGACTCTCTAAAATGAACACCTCTACATCCAGAAGTATTGTCTTTCCTTATGTTTTGATTTCTACACTGTGTAGTTTGATCCGCCCACCTACAGTTAGAACTGCTATAACTCTTATTACTATCTATCCTGTCTAAAGTTTTCCCTTCAGGTCTCACCCCCATATCAGCCAAGAACGTTTCAAAAGAATTTACCCAGGTACTGCATACGCTTATTCCTTTTCCTCCGTAAATAGAATAATCTTTGTGATTTGGATTTGAACACCTTTCCTTCATTCCTCTCCAGGAATCATAACCTTTAATATTACTTATCATAAAATAAAAAAACCATTAAGCTTTCGTGGTCGTGACACTACTCGCTTAATGGAATTATAATGATTTTTAAATGTAGTCACGACTCTACATCGGTAAATGTATTAAAAATTATGGGTTAAGCAACACACTTGACCTTCTTTTTTATGGTGTATAAACGCTTCTATAGCTTGTTTCGCATGTGTATAACCTGAATCAAAATGCCATAAGTCAGCGGGAGAAGGACTTCTCAAGTGTTGAACAGTAACCCCTTGGTAATCTTTTGCAGATTGAAACTTAACCTTTATTTGATGGTGAAAGTGATGTAAGTAAAAATATCTGTAGTATGTTTCACCCCATATCTTAGGAGCTTCATTAGCCATTAAAAGAGGAGCGTCTGCTGCTTTAAACTTATCACCATGACTTAATCCAATCAAGTTATTACCCCATTTAAAATACTTCCTATGCCTGACGTTTAAATCAAAAGTGATATTTGCACTTTTTCTAAACCAACTAGAGATAGAATCAGCTAACATCCACCCTGACACGTAGTCATGGTTAGACATGACGTGAACAACTTCAACATCAGCTACTGTAAGCAACGATTCTATAACATCTACATACATCTGCTTAGCAATCCTAAAACCCTCGTACCATCTATTAGAAACGTCCTGAGGAGTACCTCTAGTTGTGGTGTTTGTAACATTATCCACATTCAAAACATCATTCCCAATAATTAGTACGATTTTTTCCAGGGGGAAACCAGAAGCTTTCTGTAAAATACCTTCTATAGCTTCTTTTACTCTTTTAACAGCTATTTCAGAATTATAAACACCTCCAGTCTCTTCTTCTGTTGCTTTTTTATTTACATGAATGTCCGCTGGATCTATAACAAGCAAATGCTTATCTGTTATAGGTTTTCTTTTGTAAGTTTTATAAGTCGGGGAGTATTTCCCCATCTCGTTAACGAAGTCAGCTCTCATCTCATCAAAACTCACCACTTCACTTACATTCTTCACAAAGATACTAGCACCATTCTTATCTTTCAACCAAGCATGTTTCCATTTAGCACCACTTGCTTCAGTAAGGCCATTGTCAAGCATTTGCTTTTCAACTTTATCCATATACTCTTCTGGGATAAGAACCTTATCTTTTTTAGTAAATGGATCTTCAAATTTTCTGTGTGCTGTATAGTCAGGATGTTGGTTTAACGCTCTCCCTACCCTTGAATTATCAAAACTAACATTATACTTGCTAGTCATCATTTTGGCTATTTGCCGTTGTGTAAAACCTTTGTGATGTAATGCAATAAACTCGTCAATATTATCGTTATACTTTCCCATAGTGCTGTAAATGTACCAAAAAAAATAGTAACGTTAAATTTTAACGTTACTATAGAGTATTAAACATATTGAAAATAATATGAAAGTATTAGTGATTATTTCTCCAGTGGCTAAGTGCATTTTTTAATTATATGATTACTATAATAGCGATATAAGCTCCATATCTTACATTTTGCTACTGGGGTAGCCGTTTCCCACAATCTAAACACTTTCGTTTAGTTATTTCTTCTTCATCTCTTTCTGCTATGGAGCAAGTGCATTGGTCGGTCATAATCTACTTTTTATTTGTTAGTTGTGGTGGGGGTTAATTGTCATAATCCCCTTTTAAATATCTAAAAATAAACTTTCCTACTATCAGCCCTGAAACTATTATTACAAACTGTTTTAAAATCTCTATTGTTCCCATCCTCTTATTTTTAAAGTTAATTTTTCTGTTTATTCGGGGGTTAGTTTAAAACCCAGTAAATAATATTAGCTAATAACACGACCTTTAATAAAGGTACTTTATTAACAAAAACATCAAGTCCATAAATAACGTTAATCCATTGTCTTAATCCTTTTGGATTTATTGTTAACTCAAGTAGTTTCCATCCTTTAGGGTAATACTCTGTTCTAAATTCCTTTTCCATATCTCAATTTTTAAATTACTGTTATTATTTACTTGTTGGGGGTTACTTTTTTGTTAGTTGTTCAAATGCCCATTGTGCGCCTTTGATGAATCCTTGCATTTGTTGCCCTCTATCATGTTCTATTCTATCAACTATACTTTCGGGATATAAAATTTGACTTTCCTTTATTGATTGTTTTATAAACTTTTTACGGTTTAGCTGCTCCTTTTCCGCTTTTGCTGTAAATTCTGATTGTTTCGTTTCGTTCATTGGTTTACTGGCAGGAAGTTGATAGCCTGCAGCCATTCCTACTGCAATTGCTGATTTTGACATATCAGGAACTTTGTTTCCTATTGCTATTTTGTTTTCGTCGGTTTTCATAACTCTAATTTAATAATTCCTGATCTTGCAATAACTCTTGCAACTCTTTAGGCATTTCATCTTCCTCTTCTTCTGATTCAACTTCTGCTGAAGCAGTTTTTTCAAATCTCCAAGTAGCAAATGCTGGTTCCTGCCATCTATCAATTAATGCAATAGGAACCCTTGGATTAGTAATCTCTTCAAGCAATACTCCAACCACAATATCATTATTATCATGAAAACCCCTAATAGTATACTCATCCCCTTCTTTTACCCAATTAGGAACAACTACAGGGTTTTGATCACTTGGACGTACATCATTTACACATTTCACCGTATCACCTATACCAAACATCTCAATTTTTCTTTAAATGATTAAACTCTTCATTTTCTATATTCGCGGGAGTACCAACCAAGTACCTTTCATGCACACAATCAACATCTCCTACACTTCCATCAATATAATCTTCTGTTACCTCTATATAAACTAAATCATTCTTCTTATACTTAAACACTCCCCTTACAACCCTTCCGTAAATATTAAACTCTAAAATACTACCTGGCTTAAACCCAAACTCATTTCTCATCTTGCATACTTTTAAATAATTTAACCTCCTCCTCTAACCTCTCAACTAAAGCAGTACTAGCAAACACCCTCCCTTGTTGTTGTTTTAACTTTACCTTAGCCTTTTTTAAAGCCATCTTAGCAATCCCTATCTTATCTTCTATAGTCATAATACAATATCTTTTTAAAAAGGATTAGGAGCTATGTCAAACCCCTAATCCTTTACCCCATCTGCAAATCTTATCACTACAATAAGATCATGTAAGAACGACCTTTAATATTTTAAAAACTCTCCAACGTCCTCCAAGTGCGGAGTAAAGGTGGTTAATGATGCCTCCCTAACCTACGTCTTACCTACGAACCCTTACCTAATCTCAAAGCTAACACCTTGGAAGTGTTGTGAGTCATAGTTTATTTTTTTCAAAGTGAGTTATTGCTCACGGAATCACATTGCTTATCCTTTAGCGTTGGAGAGTTTATTTTACTTTATCTTAAAATACACCTCTAATAAATCCTTGTGATGTTTTAGAAAGTGGTCACGCAATTTTTCGGTTGGAAAGGATAATTCAAAAAAAGTATTACAGAAATAATTTTTTTGAATTCTATTTTCAAATCTTTTTATGATGTATTTATAACTACCACCCTCCCAATCCGCGACCCAATCCCCCACATAAGCCTTTCGTAGTTGTAACAACTGGGATAAAGCTAAAGATGATTCAGCGTCTTGTTTGGTTGGGAATATTTTTTTATTAGAAGAACTTTCTGTAGTTGCATAGTATACTGTGTTATTATTTAACTCATTATCAAAATAATAACCACTAACACACTTTAACCCCTCCCAACTCGTCGGATACTCATCCTCCACCTTCTTAAATACTACATTACCATCTGCTAAAGACGATTTTTCTAAGTCAATTACGTGACCTTTTGGAATTTCAATGTTTACTGATTTCATTTGATTTTGTTTTATTTTTTAATACTCAATTTTCTAATTTTGCGGGGAACCACTATATAAACAACTCATTATCTTTTAACCACTTCCTCTCACTACACTCCTCAACCAATAACCCATCATATACCCCCATACCACTTATACTAAACATCTTTTCCCCCCTCACAGTAAAATCTAAACTAATACCCAACCTATCACTGTAATAAACACCCCCCTTCATCTGATAACAATCAACCCCTATCATAACATACTCAGGATATAAACCTAACCTAGCATCACTGTTCAAAAACATGCAAACATCTTTAGCCATACTGTAATCATCAATCCAAGCAACCTGCTTGCCATCACCATCAACAATACCCTTACCGAACTTCCTTAATATACTATACCTTTTTTCCATACCGCTAATCTATAAACTATTATCCATCTTGCAATAATATTAACATACCTTAACGTTGACTATTAAAAGGTCTTTGTCCTACCTAGTTTTAAATTGTTTTTACGTACCATTTCCGCAATATCTCCTTTTGTAAACCCTTTAAAATCACTAGGATCTTTAGATGTATCTTTCTTTACAACCACTTGCATCTGCTCAACATAATTATCATTAAGACCCTCTCTAAGCTTTTCATCAAACTTCTTTGCGAAATCCTCTTCAATCTCCTTCTTGATTTTATTTTTCGGAGCAGGTATCCTTACCGACTCAGTCATCGGCTTGCTAAAAAAGAGAGTCTCATCCTTATCTATACACCCTACAGCAGTTAAGTATTTGAGAACCCCGCTTCTTGACACTTTTAAAACACTAGATATGTAAGTTGCGTTTTTTCCATCTTCATACATCTTGACAATCCTACATACCTGCCCCTTAGAAGCGAAAAAGATAAGGTTTTTAACCGCTACGTTTAAATTAACACCATCAAACCACTCACCTATACCTCTTCTATCATGAAATAAATCATGCATCCACTTCTCAACATCAGCATAGTTATCTATAGGCTTAGTGTAGTGGTACAACCTCATCTTACATCCAGACTGAGTCATTATAGCTTGAAACCTTTTCTTCGGATTGCCAGAGTAGCCAATCTTAACCCTTTTATTTTCTTCATTTAGTATCAAATAAACACTACGGACATTCTTTCTTATCTTCATATATCAAATATAACACTTTTAAAAGTGTTATTTAGTGTAACTCCGTAATTTAACCCTCTTATGCAACAATGTTGCATCTATCTGTCTGCGCACATATACCCTAGGTACTTACTATACCCCACCCCTTCCTATTTACTCCTCAACAGTTTACGGTTTACTATTATACACCACGTCTTTGCTAGATCATAGGGTGTACCTTGTCATTTGTTGCAACAACTGTTACCATATTGGTTACTTCGTTTGCTGTGTGCTTAATACTAGGACCTAGTTTGCTGTGTTAAGGCCCCTGTAGTAGACGTTTGCTGTGTTCTTGATACTAGAGGCTATTTGCTGTGGTAAAAGTAGGGTATGTACTTGATTTGCTGTATTATAGTTTGCTGTGTTAGGCTTAGTGTGCACTTGCTGTGCTGTGTTCTAGTTTGCTGTGCTGTGTTAGGCAACATTCTGTCTCTCAGGTAGTATACGTATTAAAGCATACCCCACCCATCGCAAAAGTAAAAACGCAAATCAGGAAGGGGCAAACGGTCAAAAGCAATTCATATAACGGCAGGGTGTACCCCTTCGCTAGTGTTTAGGCTATTGTATTATTTTGTAGAGGCTAAGCAGTAGGGTAGGGGATAGCTATTTTTTAAACCCAATACCAGCAGCTTATTATATAGCCATAAATAGTCTATTTAACATAATAAAAGTTATGAGACAGAATCCAGAGCCTGAAAATGTACATTGTTTTACTGTCTAGATTTGCTCAGCTTGTGACGCTCAGGAGCTGCAAAAGTTTTGTTTTATCTCTCCCATAGAGAGAGAATAAACAACACAGCAAACACAGCAAATTAAACACCAAACAAGCACAGCAAACGAGCCACAGACCCTAATAACACAGCAAACTAAAAACAGACCACAGCAAATAAGATGCTAAATGCAACATTGTTGCAACATCAAAAACTTTAAAAGATAATAGGATATTTTTTAAAAGCTCCAGGAACCGCACTACCAGTACATCACAGAGCATCTTAAAAAAGGCGATAGCTTAAAATGTTAGTATATAACGAACATTTTTACCAAAATAATTAGGATATAAGGATAATCTAATATATCTTAGCACTCAAGGAAGCGCAACACAGCACAACCGAAACACAATAAACCGCTATGCAGAACAATACAACAAGTAAAACAGTAACGGTTTACAAACTAGCTCAACTAGTATCGCAGTACAACGGTGAAAGGGGAACAGCTAAACAGTTAGCTAAGCTATGTAAAGCAATAAACAAAACGCCACAAGTATATATAAGCTTCGCACAGTTAAGAGGGCTTATTTAAGCTCTTTTAGTTGTTTGTTTCTTCCTTAGTAGTTGAAGACATTTAAAACTATTCTTTTAGTTCTCCCGCACTTTTGAAAACGGGAGCGAAAATATAAACACAGTAAACACAAAAACCAAAATTTAAACATTATGAAAAATTTAAACAACTACGTAAAAAACTGGATTAGTAACACGCCAACAGACGAACAAGAAGACAGCATCAAACACGCGCTGGAATATGGTTGCGTCAGTGGTTCGGTAACTGAATTAATTTATTATGCAGATACTTTAAAATTTTACGAAGACCACAAAGAAGAAATTAATAACCTTTTGAGCAATACACTTATTGAATTAGGTTGCACCGCTCCCGTTGAGTTATTCGGTAATAAATGGGACGAAAAAGATACTTTAGTGCTTGACACTAATAATCAAAACCTTTTAACTTGGTTTGCTTTTGAGGAAACTTTAAGGCGAGTTGCTGAGGAGTTGGAAATAGTATAATAACTTCCTTTTGTTCATCCCGCACTTTTAAAAACGGGGTGAACTTTTAAAACCTAATATAAACACAATTAAAATATAATATTATGACCAAAAGAGAATTTGACCAAGAATTTAAAATGAATGATTTAAAAATTATTGCTGAACAATATGAAAGCGACGGAATCCCAGATAAACCAGCAAGGAGAGAAGCGTATAATAACAAAGCAGATTTTTATTGCAAAGATGGAATAATAACAGATAAACAGTATAACGATTTTTGTATCCCTGATAATTTAGAAACAACTTTATATTGGTTATAAACAAAACAAACCCTTTTAAACCTTCATAAAATGAAACAATTAACAACAGATAGAAACGGTAAATTAATTACCGTTGACAGTTCAGGAAATTTACAAACGATACACATAAACCACACACACGAAACTTTGCAAGACATTAAAGAGGACAGTTTTAAACCTTTCGCAGTAGCGGAGGAGGTGAGCAACTTTGCAAGAATCCACTTAATAACGGCACAAAGTGAAGACGAAGCACTCCAGGCGATTGATGAATATTTAAGAGAGAACGAAGCCCAGGAAGTAGAAGAGGAAGGAGGGACGCACTTAATCGGGGCTTTTGAACTTACTATAAAAGAAACAACACCCACAAAAGGCGACATTATAACCACGACAGACGGCAAAAAATACCGAGTTTTAAGCGTAGACAGTAATAAAACTCTACAAGGTTTAGAGTATAGCGAAGAAGACCAAAACAGTTACCCAAGAATTAAAATGATATTAATTAAGGACATAATTTAAACCCAATGAAAACAACAGCAATTTTTTACAGTCACATTTTACAAGGACACGAAGCAACAGAAAAAAACGCAATTGAACACGCTAACGGGTACGACTTCACACAGGAGGAAGCGAAAGAAAATAGTTTTCCTTTTCTTAATTATATTAACACCATAAACGGAATAGAAATTTATTATAACTACGGTTCCGACTGCTTTTATTTTGCACAACCTTAAAAACCAACCCAATGACAAAGAGAGAGGAATACAAAAAGTTTTGTTTTAATTATGGAACTCAACACGTAGAAAGGTTATTTGCTGGATTTAAAGGATACCAGCGAGTAAGAAACGAACACAGCTATAAAATTGTAAAAGAAGAAACAGAAACCTATTTTAACACGTTTTAAGACACTTTTTTAAACACGAGTATACAAATACACATAAACACAATAAAAAACCATTAGAAGCTATGAAACACACAAAAGAAGCTATTAAAGCACTAAACAACGAATGGAGCGAAAATTGGGATCAAGTAATTGATTTTTTCGGTCAGGAGTTAGCAGATAAATTTGATAAGGCAATAATAGAACCAGATACAACACAAGAGAGAGAGAAAGAAATATCTTTAATAGTTGCCGTAATAATTAGAGAGGATATTTTAAACGGATCAGTTTTTCAAACGTTTGATAAAGCTCATGAAATAGCAACAGAATTTATAAAAATACATCCAGCTAGTAAAACTTGGGAAGATGAAGATCTTGATTTTGATGAAACAATTATAGTTTTCACAAAAAACACAATAAAAAACCACTAAAAAAAACCACTATGAAAACAATAGAAATAACACTTTACAAGTTCAACGAACTAAACGAAACAGCACAAGCACACGCAATAGAGAACAATAGACATTTTAATGTAGATTATGAGTGGTGGAATTGCACGTATGATGACGCATTAAATGTAGGTTTAGAAATTAACGGTTTTGACCTTGATAGAAGTAAACATTGTACGGGTAAATTAATTTCTTCAGGTAGCGAAACATCTAATTTAATACTAGACAACCACGGAGAGAAAAGCGATACATATATACTAGCTAAGGAGTTTAAAAACAAATGGAGCAAATTAGTAACTAAACATTCAGACGGTGTAAAGCTAGATAAAGTAACGGAAGAGAGAGAGTATGAATTTGATAATCTTGCGGATGATATGGAATATAGATTTTTGAATGACTTGTTGGCCTTATATGCTGATATGCTAGAAAAAGAATATGAATGGCTTATAGGTGATGAATGTATCAAAGAGAGTTTAATAGCTAATGATTATGATTTTTTACAATCAGGAGCAAGATATTAATCCCCGCAAAATAAAAAACGATGGAAAACGAAGTAAATATAAGTATATCAAAAAAAGACCTTCAATACATGCTAAGCAAAACAGAAAACAAAGAACTGTTTTTGTTTACATGGATAGTTAAAACAGAAGGCGACCAGGAGATGAAAATTAATATTAGTACAAGCGAAAAATAAACCCAATAAAAAACCAAAAACATGGAATTATTACAAACATTTGAATACGACAACATTAAAGTAGAAACATACTACCAAGGAACAGATAAGCTCCCTAATAAAGTATATTTGAACGGAGAATTAATAGAGCAAGATGATACTTTTAGACCGTCACCGCTGCACAGTATTGACGACACGGAAACAATAGTATCATTACTTGGGTTCATTACACTAAGGAGAGACGACGTAGAAGAAGATTATTTTGAAACAAGAAGTTCAGACAAACTTGTAAACTGGGCAGAAGATGATGAAAATGTACGCATGATGATATACGATTATGAAAATAAAGATGATGAAGATTATTTGAAAGCTAATGAAATGAGTTATGATGATTGTATAAGGATTGAAAAATATATAACAACACATTAACCCATGAAACAAGAAAACGACTTTTTTATGACGTGGCTAATAGTAGTTTTTATTATTGCCGTAGTTATTACAGTAGGTAAAATTTATTAATAGGGTAAACCCCGCAAATTTGAAATCCAATGACTAAAAACACATACAAAACAATTACACCAGCAGACATAAAAGAGAGTCTAGCAAGGTTAAAAGTACAAGTGATAACAAAGTACAATGATAGATTTGAACAAGCCACAAAAGAACTCCAGGAGGTGACAAAAGAGAGAGAGGAAAGCAGAAATGTTATGCACGACATAGGACTGAAAAATAAGATTGATATACTTAACGCTGAAAGACATTCTTTGGACTGGTGTATAAGAACTTTAAAAGAAACTAAATAATGATATACATACCACATATAGCAATGCTAATAGTACTATTTTTTGTAGTCAGAAATTTAGCAAAACAAATTAGAGATAAAAACGATTAAAAATAAACAACATGAAAACATTTACAATTAAAAAAGAACATTTAGACAAAGACAACTTTTATACAGGAAGTGAAAATTTAGAAGATTTTAACGGAAATATTGAAAGTGAAGAAAATTTAGGTTACATAAGATTTAAAAAATCACTAATTTCTAAAGGTTACATTTATTTTAAAGCAGGAAGTGGAATTGAAGCAGGAAGTGGAATTGAAGCAGGAAGTGGAATTAAAGCAGGAAGTGGAATTGAAGCAGGAAGTGGAATTAAAGCAGGAGATGGAATTGAAGCAGGATGGGGAATTAAAGCAGGAATTGGAATTAAAGCAGGAAGTGGAATTAAAGCAGGAAGTGGAATTGAAGCAGGAAGTGGAATTAAAGCAGGAGATGGAATTGAAGCAGGATGGGGAATTGAAGCAGGAAGTGGAATTAAAGCAGGAGATGGAATTAAAGCAGGAAGTGGAATTGAAGCAGGATGGGGAATTACATGTAAACTATCTTTAAATATTAATTTAAGAATATTTGCAGGCTTATGCTTATGGAGAGAACCAACTAAAGAAGAAACTTTAATAACTTGCGGGGAACTTGAAAACGGAACTATTTGTTTTGGCGAACTCGTTGAAACTGGGGTTAAAGAAGAAAATAAAACAATAGTTATAGACGGTAAAGAGATTAATATAAGTATTGAAAGTTTTAACGCTTTAAAAGAATCTTTAAACGAATGATAACACTACTACACACAAAACAAAAAGCTGATAAGTACTTGTTTTACTTTTACCTAACCATACAAGGCCGAGGAGACGAACTATCTGTAATTAAGATCCAAGGAACTAAAGCAGAAGCAACACACGAAATAAAATATCTTATCCTGACTGACTTAATCGGCAACTTTAGTACGTTTATTTGTGGCATACACAAAGACATAGATAGTATTGAACTACTAAGCGACAAGGAAGTGACGATCAATTTATTTGATGTACTACAAAAAATGGTACACATGAAAGAGACTGTTGATTCTAAACACAAAATAGAGAGAGAGTATATGCAAGTTGCTAAAGGTATTTTAAAGTATCGTAAGGAGTTGTTTAGTATTGTTCATGTACTTGGTAAAGATTATAAGAGATATGCTCAATATGTTGCTCTAATGAAGTCTTGTAGTGATGTAGTGAGTAATGATATAAGTACTTTTTTTGAAACCCCGCAAAATATAAACGCATGAAAGAAATAAAAACAATCCAAGAAGCTAAAGACTTTTTAGCTGACAACTATGAAAAAGGAACTAAATGTCCTTGTTGTGACCAGACAGTAAAAATGTACAATTTTAAGTTATCCAAAGGAATGGCACTAGTTTTAGTTAAAATGTACAAGTTAAGACATGGAGACTGGTTACACCCCGTTAAAGACCTCAATACACCTAGTGGTGATTATGCTAAACTTAGACATTGGGGATTGATAACACGAAGCGTAGACCCTGACAAGAAAGGTTTGTGGAGGATAACAGAACAAGGAGAGTTCTTTATCGGTGGAGATATGAAAGTCCAGGAGAAGATAAGATTATACAACGGTAAGTTTTACGGATGTATAGGAGAATGGATAACAATAAAACAAGCACTTACAAATAAATTTAACTTAAACGAATTACTAAATAATTAATATCATGGCAAAACCAACTAAAAACAAAAACTTAGAAGACCTCACTGAGATAGAGTACAGAAATAGATTGATTGTAAAATCTATTGTAGATGCAGAGAATAAAGAGGATCGTAAAAGGATATTAGAAAGTATGCCTAAGCTACCAGCTAATAAAAAAGCACAGTTCTTTTACGAAAACAAATTACAACGTAAAGCTAGAGGAAGGATGCTAAAGTACTTGAGAGAGAATTTAGGAATAACTCAAACAGAATTTGCAATGTTAGTTGGAACTAATAGGTCGTATATTTCTCAAGCAGAAAGTGGATTGGTAGATATTAGTTGTGCTGCTATGGATTTTTGGTGTAGTAGAGCTGGAGGTAGAATGATAGTAGTGCCTTTTTAGTACACCCCGAAAAATTATAAATAAACTTAAAATAAAAATAGATTATTATGGGAAGAGAAGTAAGAAGAGTACCGAAAGACTGGAAGCATCCAAGGAAAGACAATGGTAATTACCAACCTTTATTTGAAGGCGGTTACATGCAAAAGTTAAAGGACTGGAATAAAGGCAAAAAGAAATGGGATGAAGGTTTAGTAGAGGATTGGGGAGGAGGAAAAGATGCTTGGAAAGATAAAAGTGAAGACTTAAAAAATATGACGTATTCAGAATGGAACAACCCAGCTCCTGAAAAAGAACATTATATGCCTGACTTTAAAGAGGAAGAGAAAACACATATTCAAATGTATGAAGATACTAGTGAAGGAACTCCTATTAGTCCAGTACTTGAAACTCCTGAAGAGTTAGCTCGTTGGTTAGCTGACAATAAAGCGAGTGCTTTTGCAGGTAGGTCAGCTACCTATGAGCAATGGTTAGCTACAATAGACAGGGGTTCAGCTCCAAGTGCTATTGTTTCAAATGGAGTAGTGAAAAGCGGAGTTGAAGCTAGTGAGAACTTAAAATAAAAACCAATGGACAAAATAATAACATCAATAACATTTAAACGAGACTCTTCATTAAAAGATATGCTCGTTAGATTGACAGATATTAGATCACTAACATCATTCCTTTTTTCAAAACGGGGAGAAGGACTAACAATAACTATTGAAGAGACAATATCAATAGAGAACAAAAGAAGGATGTACAACTACTTAAATGGAGTACTGATACCTTTCGTTATAAAAGTTAAAAGAGAACAAGGAGAGGTCCTGGATAAGGTTGAGTGCATGATAGCAATGAAGATGATGTTTGCTAAAGATATTATAGCTGATAATGATGGTAGCGATGTGTTTGTACTACTAAGCCAACGAGACATGACAAAAGGTAGATTGATAGATTTTATCAACGATATTGCAAGTCATATTGAAATGGAATACGGAGTAGCAGTACCAGATGCAGATGAGTATAAACTGATGAAGTTAAATTTTCTTAATAAACGGGAGTTTAAAAAAGTATAAAGTAAATTAGATTATGGGAAGTACTATACATCAAACAACGTGCGACAACTGCGGTAGTAATATGGGGTTTTATGACCACGACTACAAAGAGAAAAGATTAAGAATAGCTTGTGATAACTGTGACTATGAAAAGATAGATGAAAACTTTACAGGATCATTAGTTTTCAAGCCTAGGTCAATAGGATATTCAGGAACTATGATTGAGTTAACGAAAAAAAGCTGGGAAGAGAAACTATTCGGAGATAAAAAACCAAACTTTAAAACAAAAATAACACACAGAAAAGATGGGAATAAAATTAACAAATAAATACGGAGCACCTGAAGAACTAGTAAGAGCCGCTTCATACGATGATCACGTTACAAAAGGTGATATATCGGTAACAACTTTAATAGGCTCTCCTAGAGTGCGTATGTTAAAGCAAAAGAACGAAGTGGAGGAAGACATTAACGACCATGTGTTTATGTTGTTAGGAACTGCGTTTCATAGTTTAATGGAGACAGGTACTTATACTCATAGAGATTATGAAACATGTAAGTTTGCATACCAAGCATTAAAGAGAATGGGTATGGATGATCTAGCTAAGCAAGTAGCTAAAGCAGCTAAAGATAAGTTCCCTGATGAACAAGTAGGTAAAACTATATTCCCAGAAAGGACATTAACATTAGATGTTACCCAAGTAAGTAGTGTTGATAATAAAGAGTACACTTATAAAGTGAGTGGAACACAAGATTATTATAATGCTCCCGCAAAATTATTACGTGACTACAAAGTATGTAACGTAAATAAGTACAAAGAAGATGAGCACATAGAATGGGAACGTCAACAAAACATATACGCTCACATGTTAAGAAACATTGGGTGCGAAGTAGAGAAGATTGAAATACTTGCAATGTTCAGGAATTGGGGAAAGATGAACTACATCATGAACGCTAAAAAATCAGGAGCAAGATACCCTAATTCAGTATTCAAAATTATACCGTTAAGAGTTTGGTCCCCTGAAGAATGTGAAGAGTACATTAGAGCAAGAGTAAAGGTACACTTTGAAGCTAGTCAACAAGATAAAGTACCTTTGTGTTCGTTTTCAGAAAGGTGGGCTAATCCAGATGTATATGCTGTAATATCTGACAATAGAAAACATGCTGCAAAGAAATGTTATAGCAAAGCTGCTGCGGAGAAATGGATAGAAGAAAACAAATCAAAAGTTGTTAATCCTAAAATAGAATATAGAATAGAGGTAGGGTTTAAATGTAACTTCTATTGCAGTGTTGCTAAGTTTTGTAAGCAAAAGAAAGATAGAGAAACTTATATTGAAAATAGTAAAAAGTAAAATTATGAAAAAATTTAAAGATTTATCAATAGGAGATATTATATATGTTATTAGAAAAAATAACATAAACCATTCAGAAGGCTTTTTTGTTGAGATTAAGGTAACAGATTTAAGTTTAAGTAGTGAAGGTATCTTACTAGTTAATAGGAACGAGTATAGCGGGAAGTATATATTGACAATATCTAAAACAGTTCAAAAACAATCTACTTATAATTACGACGGTCTTCTTTATATAACTAACAAAGAAGAGCTGAAGCCTTTCGTTGTGAAACTTGTAATTGAAGAGATAAAACATCAAGAAGAGTCAGTGCCTAAGGCAATTGAAAGAGCAAAGAAAAATATAGAAGAGTTAAGAAAATGTTATTGGGAGTACTTAAATTAAAGATTATGGCAAACAATACGATTATAGACAATAGAGTGGTTTTAAAAACAAGATCTTTAGGTCCAACAGAATCTCCTAGCATAACACAAGACCTAAAAACAGTACTAGCTAATTTAGTAGCACTTACTACTACAGACCATAGCGGGTTAGCTAAAGAATCAGTTAAAATATTAAATAAGTATATAAAATGACAGCTAAAGAAATAAATGAAGAGATAAATAAAACTCTCGCTAACCCCGCTTATTTCGCTGAGAAGTATTGCTGTGTTATAAACGGAAAAGGAGAAACCAAGAAGATGAATTTAACACAGTATCAAAAGAAGATACTTGAGGATTTATTTATAAAAGGATCGACAGTTATAGGTTTTAAGAAAGGATTAGGTAAAAATGGATAATAAACAAAGAACAATGAGCGAGTTAAACAGAAAAGAGTCAGGAATGAAAATCATATCCGCAGAATTAAACAACTTTCAATCACTATCTCACAAGGTAGTTGACATACAAGGAAAGAGTATTGTTGTAGTAGGAAAGAATGGAGGTAGTAAATCTACTATCTTACGTGCAATCCAATCACCGATTAACAGTGTAGTAGTACCTACTAAAGCAATCAAAGATGGGGAGGAATCAGCACACATTAAACTAGTTATCAAAGGTGACTTAGATGGAGAAGATAAGACTTTCAAATACATGATGTCTTTTTCCGAAAGCAATCAAAAAGGTAGCGTATCAGTAATAGATGAAGAAGGTAATAAGATAACCAACAAATCTATGCAACGTGACATTATAGGAGATGTTAGCTTTGATGTAGATGAGTTTATCAGGTTAGGAGTTACAAGCAGTGGTAAGATCAGTCAAACGGGATTAAAAGAACAAGTAGAAGTACTTAGGCAATTTTTAACTGATGAAGAAAAACAAAACTTGCAAGACCTGGATAATGAATACAAGTCCAAGTTTGAAGAAAGAGCTGACACCAATAAGACTGTAAAGATTCTTAAAGCTAATTTAAGCGATGCTACGGACATTACAGAAGAAGAAGTTGTAAAGTATAAGGAGGATAAGAGTAAGGAGTTAGAGGAGGTGAGTGAGAAGCTTATGAATATGGCTGATAGTGTTGTTAAATATGAAAACAACAAAAGGAAATTCTTAGAGAATAAAGAATGGTTAACTAAGTATTCTAACACCCCGCTTTGGTTACACGCTTGTGTTACATGTATAAAAGAATTGAGTGCTAATGGACACCCTGATGATGCTAACTTGAGGTCGTTAACAGAATACGCTGACTTCATGCAAAATGAAAGCACTATAGTAGAAATTAAAACTGATGAGCAAACAGAACTTAAAGCATGGTTTAAAGCAAACAAAGAACCTAAACAAGACGAATTAAAAGCTAAACAATCTGAACTTAGTGAGTATGTTAAAAAATATACTGCAATTAAAGAAGTAGTTGTTAAGCATAGTGAAATCACTAAACAAGAAGCTAAATCTAAAAAGTTTACCAAGAGATTAAAAGCTATTCAAGACGAGAAGAAGAAGTCTTTTGAAACTAGTAAGTTACCAGTAAAAGGATTATCGTTTGATGAAGAAGGAGTATACTACAAAGGTTTACCATTTAACGGGGATCATCATCCAAGTAGTACTATCATCGCAGTTGGTGTTCAATTAGCTATTGCAATGAATCCTAACCTAAAATGTATATTCATTAAAGATGGTAGTTTATTTGACAAAGAAACATTTGCAAGAGTACTTAAATTCGTAGAGAGGAACGGGTATCAATTGTTTATTGAAATGGTAGACTGGAACGCTGGTAGTGATGCTGAAGTGAAGTTTGCAGAACAGTTTATTAATAAGTAAATTCACATCATTATGACAGAAGAAATAAACCCTGACGCATGGTATTTAAGCCATGAATTTAGAAAAGGAAATAGTGGATTTAAAGTACGAACCTACACTGGTAAAGTAGGTCGTACTCACCACGATAAAGGATTGGTTGATAAAAGGATGCCAGTATACATTGAAGGGTTAAAACTCCCTATGTTATGTGATCCAGATACCCTTACCTTGATTGAGGTCCTAGAAGATTAATAGAAGATAAAAGAAAAGCAGAAATGAAGATAACGTTAAGTAAAGACGGCAAGAGACTATTGCTCCAAAAACACTTCTCCGATGAGGAACTGTTAACAGCAGAATGTCTTGATATGACTGTCAAAGACAAAGGAAAGGTAGTAGTAGATATTCGTATAACATGCAAAGCAGCTCTATTAAAGTTCGCTAAGTATGTTGACCGTAACTTAATGGATAATCCATATAACGAAGACAAGAAGAAAGTCTTTGTTGATACTATCAGGAACTTATACATTACAGATGCTAAAGAGTTTGTAGCTAAGTATTCTCCCGCAACTTTATACAGTGACGTAGGTGATGGTAAAAAGAAACTTAAACCATATCAAGCAGAAGCTTTATGGGCGTTCAGGAATAGACAATTCAACCTTTGCGCTTTTGAACAAGGACTCGGTAAAACACTATTCGCAGCTTCATTAACTAAAATCTTTAAACTTAAACGTACACTAATCATTTGCCCGTCACTTACTAAATGGAATTGGTATACTGATCTTACTGAAGACTGGGGATTTAACCCTTTGTTCTTTACACTGCTGGACCGAGATAAGTCCATGTTCAGTGTAATGAGCGAATCATTTGTAATAGTAAACTACGAAAGTATAGTAAAGTACTACGAACACATAGTTAAAGCAGATGTTAATCATATTATTATTGACGAAGCGCATTATGTAAAAAATAGTTCTACAAATAAATATAAGAACGTAAGTAAATTAATAAAGAAGTTTCCTAAAGCAAGAGTTACGTTTTTAACTGGTACTCCGATTAAGAACAGAATAACAGATGTATTCGCTTTATTAAAACTTAGTGGACACCCAATGGGTAAGAACTTCGTAGAGTTCAAAAGAAGGTATGCTAGAGGTAATGGCCAAAAGATTACAGGTGTAAAGAACGTGCCTGACTTTAGATTAAAGTTATCTAATTGGATACTTAGAAAGAAAGCAGAAGAAGAATTAGATTTACCAGAACTTAGAATCAAAAGGTACTTCTTTGAAATGAATGACGAGAGTACTAAAAAGTATCAAGAGTTAGTCAGGGAAATGTATGAAGCTCAAAAAGAAGCTACTGAATTAGGTATTGAGTTAGAGCAATTGAAAGCTGACTTAGCTACTCCAGGAATGGAAGGGATGACTATGAAGAGGTCAAGGTTAGTATATGTAAGGAATGCTAAAAAGAAAGCTACAATGAAGAGTAGAGGGAACATAATGACCCTTAACAGAGTGTGTAGTGAATCTAAAATACCAAGTGTAATCAAGTTAGTCAAATCTTTAAACGATCAAGGAGAGAAGGTGATAGTGTTTAGTTTCTTTAAGACTGTGCTTAATCAATTAAAAGATCAGTTAGGTAATAGCGCAGTATTGATAGATGGAAGTGTAAGCAGTATGAAGAGGAGGAATAGGATTGATAAATTTAAGAAGAAGACAGATGTAACGGTGTTCCTTGGTCAAGTAATAGCTGCTGGTATTGGTATTAACTTAGTTAATGCTAGGAAGGTAATATTTATGGATATGGGATTCACCCCCGATTTATTAGAACAACCATACAAACGTGCTCATAGAATGGGGCAAACTAGAGATGTGGAGGTAATGTATACAATGATACCAGATAGTATTGACGAAAGGATATATAGACTTATTGAAGGGAAGACGGATGATATTAATTCTGCTATTGATCACAAAAAAGCGGGAGTAGTACAATATGGTTCTTTAGAGAAGAAGTTGTTTAAGTCACTGATATTAGATTACGAAAAGAAGAACAGTATTGCCAAAACTATCACCAATAGATTTGAAAAGGTATGAAAGGATTTAAAAGTAAAGTAGAAGCTATTGCTAAGATTTTAAAGCATGATGGTAGTCCTAAAACTCCTTATGTGTTAAACGATGTTAATTTAGAAGAGTTTCAAATCAAAATGCACGAGTTTATTGAGAATTATACATACTTTAACCAAGACAAAAATGTAGTTAAAGCTTCAGAGATATTAAGCGAGATGTTTATATATATTTTACTAACAGCAAAAAGACAAGGACTGACAGAGGTGTTTGATGAAGTGACTAACTTAGTGTGTGATGATGTAATAGGAGGTGAGATACAAGAAGATAGTGGGCATAGGATACCTGTTGTATCTCAAGGGAACCAAAGAATAATAAATTTAGATACTGAAGAACCAGAAACGTTTAGTGTTCATATTGATAAAGTGATATATGAAGCTATGGGAGGTGGTGATGTTGATTTAACGTTTTAACAATGAAAGAGCAATACGTATACTTATTAAAGTTCAATGACATATTCTTAGATGATCAAGTTTGGTGGGATATAGAAGAAATGTTAACCTCTCCTGATGTTCCTTATATAATCCCCCGAAAAAAGGTGATGGAGCAGTTAAATAAAAGTGATTGGTGTTTAGTTGAAATAAAAGAAGCTGGGTTAGGAGTTAATCCATTAATAGTAATAATAAAAATAAAAGTGAAATGACAAAGAAAAAAGCACCGTTGAAAGCGGTAAAAAAGGAAAAAGAAGAAGATCAAGATGCAATTAACTTGTTTGATTTAAAGTTTAAAGACACTCCTGATGTAGTGCAAAGATTGTACAACAGTTTCATGAAGTTAGGTTCGTTTGATAAAGAAGCTTACAACGAAGTGAAAAAGAAACACAAAGAGTATATTACTCCCGATATTGAATTGGCTTACAAATACAATTCTGTTCCTGAAACTGTAAAAGCTGATTATGATTTAAAATTAAAAGCAGCTAAGAGTAAAATATTTAAAGATGTAATCTTCCCAGCAGAAGGGAATGATGAATACTTAAAGAATCCAGAGAAGTATACTGATTTTGATAAAGCTAAAAAGGTTTGGGATACTAGGTCAAGAGCATTGTTCAATAAGACTTTTAAAGATTACAAAATTAGAATTAATAAACAAGGTGTAATAAAATCAGTATGAGAACATTCAACCAAGGAGATAACACACTAGTATGGATTGATTTAGAAACTACTGGTGTAGATATATCAACAGATAAGATAGTGCAAGTAGCAGCTATCAGAGTAAAGCCTAATGGCAAGATAGCTAAGAAAACATGGTTAGTTAATCCAGGTATTCCGATACCAGCAGAAGCAACAGCTATACATGGTATTACAGATGAAATGGTAAAGGATCAACCTACATTTGATAGAATTGCACAAACAGTAGCTAGTGCTATTGGAGAACATGTAATATGCGGGTACAACATTGACAGGTTTGATTTACCACTTCTAAGAAGAGAAATGTACGATGGAGGTGTTAGGTTCCATAAGGACCATGAAACAGTCACATTAGATGTAATGAAGTTAGTTGGTAAACTATTCAGTAGGAAGTTAGGTGCTATGTACGAAAGATATGTAGGTGAAGAGTTAGTAGATAGTCATGATGCTTATGAAGATGCTAAAGCAACTATGATTCTATTAGGAGAAATGATTAAGCAAGAAGAGGGTGTTCCCCAAGATTTGAAAGGTATCAAAGAGTTTTACTACGATGAAAAAAGGGATAAGAATAACCATTACGATTCTGTAGGTAAACTTATTAAAGATGATCAAGGTAGGATATGCTTTAACTTTGGAGCGCATAAAGGTAAACCTGTAGATACAGAACCTAGTTACGCTAAATGGATGATAGGTAAAGCTAAAGACTTCCCTGCTGATACAATTGAAATAGTAAAAACTGAAATAAAGTGGTAAACATGAAAATAACAGTAAACAGAATAGCAGTACTAAAAGCACTAATACCATGCAGTACAATTGTAGCAAAGAAGTCTACACTACCAATCATTGACAACGTGCTAATTGAAGGAGTTGGTAATAAACTAAACTTCAGAACCACATCACTTAGTACAGAGGTAATGTCGTATGCTAAAACAGAAGATTCAGTAGAAGGATTTAGATGCCTTATGCCGTGTGCTTTACTCCTTAATGCAATAAAGTCTATCAGGACTGAAGATGTTACTTTAAGAGTGAAAGAAAAGGAAGCTGGAGGTAGTACATTGCATATCAAAACTAAAAAAGGGAACATGAAGATTGAAGGAGTTCCAGAAGAAGGATTCCCAGTCACTAAGTTTAAAAAGATTGATCACTATGCTACAATATCTAATAATAAGATATTTGATAGTATCAAAGATAGTCTTTCGTTCATCCAAGCAAATGATACTAGACCCGCACTTACATGTTTGTCACTAAAACTTTTGAAAGATGCTTTAACGATTACAGCAATGAGTTCAACTCATGGAGGTAAAATAGAAATGAAAAACATATCTAACTCCGATGAAGTAGAATTTGATATAGTAGTGCAAAAACAACTAATCGCTAGTTTCTTTAACATTGAATTAGAAGGTCCATTTAAGATATTCGTAAACGAAGATATACTGATTATTAAAAACAGTACAGTAATGTTTATTTGTGACTTATTCACAGAGTTAAAGTTCCCTAATGTTGATCCTATATATGCTCAAAAAGAAGCTGGTTCGTTCGTTGTTAACCCTAAAGAGTTAATTGATAGTGTGAATAGAGTTTGTAATTTAAGTGCAGTAGAAGAGAAGGGAGGACGTACATTAACATTCAGTATCAAAGAAGGTATGTCAGGTGTTGAAGTTTCTTCAGAAAGTTATTTAGGATCTAGTGATGAAATGAATGATATTATCAGTGATGATACTAAAGGAGGTAATTTAACTCAAGATATTAATATCAGATTAAACGCTATTTATTTACAAAGTATTTTACAGTGTTGTGATACCGAACTGTTAAATTGTCATGCACAAAGAATAGAAGGAGTATACAACAAACCAATATTTTTTACTTATGATGTAAAAAGTAATGGAGATACTACTGAAGAAAAAGAATTTGTACTAATGCCAATGATGTAATGAAAAACGTAATCAAAGGTTTCGCAAACTTAGCTGTAGGGAACCAGGAAGAGTTAAGTAAGGAAAGAATAGATATTTGCAAGACTTGTGATATAAGTAAAGGTGCTGGTCAAATATTTAATAATTGGTGCAATGGTGATAACGGAGGTTGCGGATGTTACCTTCCTGCTAAAACTAGAGTGCCTAATGAAAAATGTCCTAAAGGAAAATGGTAAAAAGATAAATTATGGAAAAATATTATACACCAAAAATAGAAGAGTTTCATGTTGGGTTTGAGTATCAATATAACAACGCTTCAACAAGACCAAAAGAAGAGCAAGAGTGGTCTGACACGAAAACAGCTTCTGGCATGGCTATAGAATCTGCTGAATACGATATGTCAGACCAGCCTCCAGAAAACGAAAGAGAGGCTAGGAGAAACGGATTTAGAGTCAAACACCTAGACCGTGAGGATATTGAGAGTTTTGGGTTTTTCGCTGCAACAAGTAGCGGTATGGCTAATAGTTATGGAAAGCGAGATTCTAAAAACGAATTAAGGTTTGTGCTTCATGAACAACATCAAGATAAAACTATTAAAATAGAGTGTGTGTTGTATTACGATGCAGGGAAAAGAACAATATTTGAAGGCACTATTAAAAACAAATCAGAACTTAAACGATTACTAAAACAATTAGGGATATGAACGCAATGATGATTATAATATTTGGACTAGCAACAATTAGAACGCTAGTACCTTTAGCTAAAAAAGAAAACTTTACTTTTGGAAGTATCGCATTAGCCACAACTATGTGCTGGGCTTACTATCACCTATTGGTAAACTGTGCTACCATAACTTTTAGTGTAGGATAATATGAACTGCTCAATGTATAAAAATAGTTTTGATAATAAGTCTACAGAATATGTAAACATCAAAGCTGTACTTAACAACATAAAATCTGGTAAATGGAAAACTCCAATAGATGAGATTAGAAGCAGTAAAACTAAAGTCAGGAGGGATGAACTCAAAAAACACTTACCCGCTGTCACGTGGTCTGGAACGTTTGAATTAAAGAAGGAATGGGTTAAGAAGAAAAAGTGTTTTGAACTAGTTAGTAAACGTGACAATCATTTATTAGACTATACAGGACTTATTGTAATTGATATTGATAACATATCTGAAAAAGATGTAGCTAACATTAAAAAACAATGCAGTGAGGACCCTTTCTTATACTGTTGCTTTATTAGTCCTTCAGGAGGTATTAAACTTCTATATGAGGTTGATGCTCCCCCGAAATATCATAAATCAGCTTCCTTTGCTCAACTTAAAGAATACGTTGAATCTTTATACGATCAAGAAGTTGATAAGAGTGGTAAGAATGTCAGTAGACTATGTTACATATCTTACGATGAAGATATTTATGTTAACGATGATTACGTTTGCTTTGGTGTAGATATTGAAGCTTATGAAGCAGAGTTGAATAAACGGGTAATGCCAACTCAAAACTACAACCAAGAAGGTGAAGTGTCTTATGATTTAAACTTCATTTGGAAAGTAGCTAAAGGGTGGTTAGATACTAAAGGAGAACATTACGCAGTAAACAATAGGAATAACTACATTCATAAAATGGCATGTATTCTTAATAGGGCGGGAGTGTACCAAGATCAAATAACACAATTGATAACTAAGAACCACAGCATATCACAAGACATGTACGGGGAAATGTTAACTACAATTGAAGGAGTATCTAAAAGATACCAAAGTGAGTTCGGTGCTAAACCGATATATGATAAACGAAATAAAAACAAACCAAGTATTTTTGATTATGGAAGCTAAAGAATTAAGAATAGGAAACCTTATTTACGACACAAGAGGTAAAGTGAACGAAGTTAATCTAAACGCTCTTGACTATATGTTTGAAGAGTCGCTACATCAATGCAAACCAATCTATCTCAATAGAGAATGGTTAATAAAGTTCGGATTCAAAGAACTGCCTCAAAAAGCAGTAAGAAGAGGTGTTTTAACAGAATTTGTAAATCACGGAGTAAGGATAGAAGTTAGTAACTCAAATAATTTTTACTATAAAAACAGGAAGTCTTTAATGATAGTTAACGTACACACATTACAAAACCTTTACTTTGCATTAACAAGAGAGGAACTAACAATTAAAGAATAACAACATGGAACATGAAATTTATAGAAGTGACGAAGAGATATATATGTCATGGTGGTTAGATGAATTAGTAGAAGCTGGATATGTAAAACATTACAAGTACGAAGAAAGGACACTTATACTAATGAACGAAGTAAAGATGCCTTGGACTGAACAAATGAAGACAGGCACTAAGAAACGTGAACATCACTTGTTCGCTCAATCTACTTATACTCCCGATTTTGAAATAACATGGAATACTAAAGCTTTTGGCATATTCATACCAGGATTCGCTACGGCTCACCGACCTTACTTTATGGGTGCTGAATACGTTGATGATTGTGCAGATTGCTTAATAGACGTTAAAGGGGATCATGCAATGGGTGCTAGTAGAGGTAACTTCTCCCAATTCTCATTCCCGTACAAACAGAAAATGGCATGGCAGAACTTAAAGATATACGTACAGAAAGTAGTACCTATTAAATTATTCAGGGAAACATTCGTACCGCAAAGGTATTTATTAACTGACGGAGGTGGTCAAAAGCGTAAATTAACTAGTTTAACTAACCCAAAACCTAAAGGTAAAAAGAAGAAAGGTGCTAAACCTGTAAAAACTAGAACTTATAAGGTTAGAACACTTGCTGAATTTATTAATGAAGTAGGTCCTATACAACAAAATTTACTACCTTAGTAGCACATAAAAGATGATAACGACATGGAATTAAACTTCATAGCAGTACACAAGGTAATTAAGAACAGAGAAGGTGCATTAGTTGCTGAACCTGAAATGATAAGACTAGACGAGATTAAATCGTTTAGAGTATGGCATAAGAACCCAGCGGAGAAGATAGCGTTTAGAGAAGATCTAACTATCATCTACATGAGGGATAAAAACGAAGAGGGTAAAACCGAAGTTAAAGCTATCAAAATCCTTGAACCATGTGATGTATTCTCAGAAAGAATAGGTACTGTTAAGTTTGGGTTTAAAGGCGAAGTTAAAACCCATTAATTTCAATTGTTAAAATATTATAATTTTATTGCAGTATAGCATGTAATTTATATATTTGAACAGAGGTTATTAATTATGATTGAAGAAAAGGAACAAGCAGAAAAGGTAGTGGATGTAGTCTATATCATGGACAACAAAAGCAAGCAATACAACCTAGAGTTGTTATTCTCTTTAAGATCAATCAAAAAACATTTAAAGAACTACAACAAGATTCACATCTTCGGTGCTGACATGACTGGTGTTATTAAAAGAACATCAAATGTCAAACATCATCATGTAGATATTGACTACTCCTACGGTGTGAATAGTCAAATTAAAAAATACAAGATAATTGAAATCGTGTGCAAAGAAGAAAGTGTATCAGATGACTTCTTATTAGTAAGTGATGATTGCTTCCTATTAAAGGACCAAGATGCTAAGAACTTCCCTTACTACTATTCTGGTAACTTATCAGAAAGGATAGAAGGTTTTAGGTGGCAGTTATCAGCGTCAGTAAGAGGAATGACAGATACGCTTCAGTTGCTTAAAACCAATAATAGGAAACAAAGGTATTTTAATACTCATGCACCTATTACAATTAATAAAAAGAAGTTCTTATCATTAAGAGATATATTTTATATTGAAGAGTTTGAAGACGGGTTAGTTTACAAAACACTATACTGCAACTACTTTAAAGTAAAAGGAGAATACACGTTAATGAAGTTGATATATAAAGCAAGTACTAGAAGGAAAGAGTTAGAAACTAAGTTGATAAACGCTCCATTCTTTTCAGTGAATAACAATTCAATAACACAAGTGGTAATAAAGAAATTAGCAACACTATTTCCAAATATGTTATCATGGGAGAAGTAAAGAAAAGAGAATTATTCTCAAGGGATATTATAGAGTTTAGAGATAAACCATTAAATGAAGAAACCGCATGTTTAAGTGATATTGTAAGTGTGTTAGGTCAGTTGTCAGAATACTGTTCAACATTAGAGTATCAGAATAACGGTAACGAGTCTAGGAGGGCATTTAAGACATGTTTAGAGCTAGAGAAGAATGTAAGTCTATTCAAGAGGAGGATAAGAGATGTAAGAGCAGATATTACAGTTAAGAAAAAGTAATCTATTAATTAATTTAAACTATAAGTAAAAATGAGCAGACAATTTGAAAGTGTAAAGCAGTCAGGCGAAATCAATGTTAAATTTGAAAAAGCAGGTGACGCAGTAGAAGGAACATTTACAGGTTTCTTAGAAGATCAAGGTAAAGACAAGAACTCTTGTGTTTATACATTAAAATCAGATGACGGTGAAGAACATAGATTCTGGGGAACCAAAGTATTGGATGACCAAATGAGTAAAATCAATATTGGTACATACACTAAAGTAGAGTTCAAAGGTAAAGTTAAATCTAAAGCTGGTAGAGAATACAATGATTTTGAAGTGTTTCAAGATACTTCCACTGAAGGTGTAGCTCAAGCAGCAGCAGTTCAAAAAGAATCAGCTCCAGCAGCTAAAGAAGATGATGCTTTTGATGATGAAGAAGAAGACATATTTTAATCTATAAACCATGAAAGATATATCAGGGAATATAAAAGAGGATGAGCAAGCAGCGTTTGAGTTGATATGCGAAAGAACTGACACCGATCAAGCGAAAGCTAAAGGTGTTGGTTACTTCAATAGACTACTTAAACTATGCTCTATCGCTAAACTACCAATTACAATTGATTACAGTGAAGATAGATTTACCGTATCTAATGTGCCAGGTATTAAAGCAGAAGCTCCAGTAAAAGAAGAGAAGAAGGTTAATGTTAAAATTAGTGAAAAAGAGGAAGACGAAGACGACCCTTTTGCATTATAAGAATAAAAGAGTTAACTTAGAACTCTCAAATGGTTCCCAGTGTTTCTATACACTATTAGTGAATTGTTTATTGTGTTTATAAAAAGAGAAGGGTGGTTCCTTCTCTTTTGCTTTTTAAGAGTATTTCATAATGCAATCAGCAATCTCTTTATACTTAGCTAAAGCTTTTTTCAACTCCTTAGCATTAAATACAAACTCTTTGTGATTCATCTCTACATGCTCAAAACCTCCTCTAGAAGGTCCTTTTTCATAGTAAGTAACCTTATGACCATTATCAGCAGGTGATAACTTTAAGTTCTCATAAGGACACTTATCTTTTACTGACTCCATTGGTCCAGTCATTGCTTTCATTCCATCCATAATATTATTTTTTAAAGGGATTCTTAATTACAGTAAATATACCGAAATTATACGTTTTATCAATAAGACCATAACCAGCAGAGAATTGTAATCCCTTATTGGTTTTAAGAAGTATTGAAGGTTGTATGCTAAACTTCGTTTCGTTCCCCCCGATTATTGCTCCAGCATATAATCCCCACTTACTTTTAGTAACAGTAGTTGTGCTATCAATACGAAAAGTATCTACACTTGTAATGTACTTAGGGAATTTAGGAACGTAAATAAGGTCCGTAGACAACACTTTACCAGTTGACCGAGTAGTAATGCTACCTTCTATCAAACTATCCTTGTAAGGTGTTTTAAATACGTTTACACTATCCATATATATAGTGTCATATTCTGTGATGTATTCTTTTTCAGGTTTTAACCATTTGATTGAATAAGAAATACTATCCAGGTAAACAGTGTCAGGTTTAGAATCTTTAATATAAGTACTGTCTACTTTAATTACCACTTCTGGATCTACAGCTAAAGAACCTTTATTGCATTGCCTTAAATACAGTATTGCAAATAATGCTGCTACAATGTAAATCAATATACCTTTATAAGAGTCCATTAGGTTCATCTTCTTCTTTATGTTCATAAGAAAGGAAACAGTTTTCAATAGTTAACCATATTTCTCCGTCAGGATTCTTTTTCTCAAAATACTGCAAATCCCTAGTTAACTCCCTTTCAGCAGAACCCCATATTTTAACCTTATCAGTATTAAAAGCTATTAAAGGACAACCATGTGAGTTTTCAGCAGTATTACCACCGTGTAATCTAACACCTGAAAAGTTAGGTACATCTAACAGTAGTGGCATGATACGTTTAAACCTATTAGACCAGTTTAAAACAACTCTATACCTACCGTCAGGAATAGCTGTCTTACCATAAACTTTTTTATCTGAATATCTTATTTGATCTTCTAATGAATAACAGAAGAACTTACCGTTGATAAAGAAGTCACCAATATTATTAGCTTCTCCTCCTGTGGTGTCTGAATCGTTAAATATATAACGCTTAATGTTTAGCTCCAGTTTCGTCATGCCTTTTATCTTTATCGTTGTTCTTATTACTTCCTTTTAACTTAATTAACTCAGCTACTGTAACAATACCTAATAATAAAGATACGAAACTAGAATCTATTATTAATACCTCAATCATGTACTCATACTTCTCCCGCAAAAAAGCGTGTTTCAACCATGAAACGTGAACAATTACAAAGCAAGCCATTACCACAATAGCAGTTAACTTCCTTGCAGAAAAACCGTTGTTCTTTTTATTATCTAAAGAATTAAGTAATCTCTCTATGAATAGTTTAATTTTCACTTTGCCTCTCTATTTTTCAAAACCTTCGCTTTGCAATACATAAATAAAGATTTCGTCAATGTTTTACCTAGCCAACCCAAACCACCACCGATCATTGCTAAACTTAATGCTTTGATTATTTCACCATTTGATGAATAATAACTTGCTCCAGCAATCGCTGCTGCTAATAAAGGTTCAAATGTTCCAGTTAATTGTTTGAGTGGCATCATGGTTTGTTTTATTAATCGTTTATTATTCTTTTAAGATTTGCTCAAGCACTTCAATAGCACCTGAACATTTAACAAATACTTCTTTAGCTTGTTCTTGTTGCGCTTTCAATTGCTCAATTCTTTGCTCAATTGTTAAAACCTCCTTTACTTCTTCTTTTACTTCTTTCATAACTTGATTTTTATTAATGAACTGCTAATATACTAAATTCCTGAAATTACCGCAGTAAATCCTAAACCTTCTAAGTATGCTTTAACCTCGTCATGTGCTACAGAAATAGTTTGTTCTTTATAGGTTAATGGGTCGTCATCATTTGACAAATCATAAGTTTTTGCACTTGAATCAAAACCTTCTACCTTCATTAGGTTGTTCGGGTTAGCTTTAAAAGCTGCTAAGTTTTCATAAATATACAAAGCCGCTTGTAATGTTTTTCCGCTTGAAGGTGCTGTGAACTCTAAACGAGCTAGAACGTCCGTAATTTCAATGCTAGTACCTTTAAAATAAATCTTTGCGCTTTCTGTTGATGTAATTGTTATCATTTTGTTTTTGTTTTAAATTGTTATTGTTTTATACTAATGTAAATGTTTTTGTAACACCTCCTACTCTCATTTTTAAGTCTGTTCCATCAAACCATATCTCACCATCGTTTGGTGTAGTTGGCGCAACTCCCGTTCTTAATCTTAATTGCCCTTCACTTGCTGTGTTAGCTGCAATATCAAGTTTCGCTGTTGGTGTTGTTAATCCAAATCCGAAATTTGCACTTGTATTAATCCAAGAATCAGCACTTTTAGCAAGTCTAATCGTGCTTGTAGCTTCATTAAAATTAAATTCTACACTGTTAGTTGTTGCGTTTGTTTTTGCCGCTGTAGAACCTCCAAACATTAAAGCGTAGTCTGCTGTTGATTTCATGTTAAAACCAAAACTAATACCTTTAGTAGCTGAACTGTTAGCTAAAGTTCCTATTGAGATGCCATCTGACGCTGATTGTGCTTGCCCTCCAATACCTATACCGTTAGCTCCTCCGATTGATTGATTTCCAATAGCAATACCATTGCCTCCGCTAGAAACAGAAGAAAAACCTAAAGCTACTCCATAAGTCGCTGAGGCTACTACGTTTGAATTTCTACCTAAAGCAACGCCTTCTAGTGCTGCGCAAGAAGAACCAGTTCCTATTGCTACGCTTTGTGCGCCAGAGCTTGAAGCGAGTGCGCCAATACCTATACCGTTAGCTCCTCCGATTGATTGATTTCCAATAGCAATACCATTACCTCCACTAGCACTAGCACTAAAACCTAAAGCAATCGCATACAAAGCACTTGCGTTAGAACCTACCCCGTTAGTTTGAAAGGAATCAGTACCACTTCCAGCACCTACGGGAAAAGCACCTAATATTGTTCCATCATCCTTAACCTCTAATAAGTCAGTGCCTAAACTGTTTTGAACTAATAAAGCTGTTGTTCCACTTGTTGAGCCTGAGCCTTTTAGCGTTGTCAAACCTCCATCAACATAATGCCTCCCGTTAACATAAAGACCTGCTGAATTTATAATAGCTTTAATTGACGCTGTACTATCTTTATCTCCTACACCAAAGTAAACACCGCTTCCAGGAGCAACAGTACCCAAAACAAGAGCACCATTTGTACCGTTAAAATCATTCGTTTCATTGTATATTGCCGTAGCTCTACCAGTAACCCTAAAAGGTGTTGCTGTACTCCAGTCAGTAGCTTGAAACCTTAAATTTTGGAATAATGATGATGAGTAATTCGCTGAGCGAACGTTAACGTGTTTGCTTAACCCACCTGTTGTAGTAGTAGATTTAAAAGTTAAAGATGTATTAGCTGTAACCTCTCTCGCACCCGTTAAAGTTCCATCGGCTGTGTAGATACTATCACCACCAGCACCACTAGCAGGTATCATTGTCTCTGAAGCAGAATCATAAGACCAACCCTCACCATCAGCAAGAGTACCTACTAATTTTATATTCTTTAACCTATTAGCATTTTTGCTATCTACGCTACTACCCATAATATCTTAGTTATAATAGTTAAAACTAACTCCTTCTCCACTTACTACAGAATCAATATAAATCTTATTAAGATCATCCAAAACAATAGTAACAGTATCACCAGCACCTAAAGGAGTTCCTGTCCTAGAAGCAAGTAATGCAACTACTGAAGAATCTCCAACAACAACTATATCAGTGTTAGATCCTAACGCTGTTATATCTACCTTAACCATTGGAGTAGCAACCGCCACTAAAGGTTCCGATGTTGCAGCTACTGCTACTAACTTACTTCCTGAAACAGGAGTTGTAGGAACTGTAGCTCCACCACCTCCACCACCGATACCAGCAGTTACTCCCGCTTGAATATCAGCAATTGCTTGAGCTAAACCAGCTCTATCAGCAGTCCATCCTGGTTGATTAGTTACGTTTTGAATGTCAAATTGAATCTTAACTAAGTCAGTTGGATTCTCTTCAATATCTAAAAGGACCGAATATTCTTTATTAAACTCATACCTTCCACTTCCTGGCTGATAAGCATTTAATGCTGTGTAATCTTGGTAGTACTCATTTAAACTAGTAGTAGCACCTAAATTGTAAGTTTCTATTGATGCGTTAGGATTACTAACGTTTTTAATAGTAAGAAAGCCACCAGTGATAGTTACTTCTATATTGTTGTAAATACTCATAATGATAATGTTTAATGTAAATATAAAGAAAATTTAACTTTCGTTAACAGTTTAATTTTGGTAATAATTATTAAGTAGTTTTCATACCGTACTTGTAAGTGTACCAACCAAACGCTCTAACCCCATAATACCTTACATGATTATCTAATCTGTTATACCACTTTTTACCATTAGTCTTTTTTGATATATAAAGCATCTCTTTATCAGCGAACAACCTAGCACCGTAAGTACCTAACACATCTTTTCTGTAATGAGTTCTGTACATCCAGTCATGCACTAAAGGAGCTAATAAGAAGTCTCCAAATGGCTTTAATATACTCCATAGAAATTCAGGAATACTACTAAAATCAGTTTGAAACCCCTTTGGTAAAACAATAAGGTCCCCATTAGATAATGATACACTCAAGTTTCTACTAAGCTCCCAAGAGAAGTCTCCCATTTGCTTATTTGTTCTACGACCTCTTACGTATGTTAAAGAGATTCTTTTAATGCTTTGTGGCTTCATGTTAATAGTCGTTTGCGTAGTAAGTAGCTATAAGTAAAGCTTCAAGACCTGAAATGTAATAATCTTTTGATTTGAATCCAGTTGTTTCATCATGAACACCAGTTGATGTGATAAAATCCCTGAACTCAAAATCATTTGAACCAATGAATAATTCTTTCATCACAAATACATCTCTAAATAGATTTTGTGCATGGGTTAAATTTGCATAATAATCACCATAAACCCACGCTTCACATCTGACAAATTCCGAAACTGCCAAACGCATATTTTCATAAATCAATGCCCTTCCTTCAAGCAAATCATAAGGAACACCTTCTGTTCTTTTTACTAAAATATCCCAGTTTTCAAAATCACCACTTTCACCATGAAACATGATTCTGTAATAATGTGGCATCAATATGAATTGACAAACAATAGATTGTTCTGCCGTGGTTAGTTCAGGAAATGCACCTGCTTCACTAGGGTTAACTTGGTCAGGGTCTTTTGCTAAAAACAAAACCTTTAGCCAGTTCCTTTGGGCATCGTATTCTAATGTTTCAGATACAAATTCATTACTTCCAACTGTTATAATATCAGTTGAATCTTCAAAACCTTCAGGAATTGAAAGTGCTGAATCCTGAATAATAGGTTCAGCAGGAATTCCATCTGTGATTTCTATGTAGATTTTTTTAGCCATTATGTTTTCAATCTATTCCATCTGCTTGTGCTGTCCTCCCATATAAAATAGGTAAAACTTTTCTTCTTTGACTTGAAATCACCATCAAAATCAAACCTAAAATCCGCAGGTGAAGCACCTTGATTCTTTTTGTATTTATGCTCAAAATTGCTGATGTTATGAATTGCAATTGTAAAACCTGCCTGAACATTAGTTGATGTCAATCCTTTTATATCAACTGCTTTTGTTGAATTAACTTTAATAATATTAAAATCAGCAATTGTTGGTATATCTAAATAATTAGAATTTCCAGTTAAAGTCAAAGAATAAACCCTATCCAATGTTATTGCTCCACCTTCAAGTGAAGCATCACTGTTGGGCTCTGGTTGTATAAACTTTAAATCATTACTATTTAATACCGTATCTCCATTATTAGTAATGGTTATCTCTCCCGAATTTAAAGCAACCCCTAAATCAACACTCTCTCTTATCTCTGAATAAGTAAACTCATCAGACAAAATCTCATTAACTATAGGGTGAGTAAAAACCCTGCCACCAAAATCATTTATGGTGACAGAGCCTACAATACCCGTTGTTGTTAATAATACACCCATTTACTATGCTTCTATTCCGTATATTTCAACACCTAAATCAGAAATATTAGCAGCTAACTTAGTAAATCTAATTCTTACTTCATCTCCAGCAGTTACAGCTAAAGCTAATGCGTTATCAAAGCTCTTATCAGCAGCTACTACATTTTCAGTATGAACACTAGATCCGTTAACGTATATCTCAACATTGTAAGTTAAGTTAACACCTTGCTTAGACGCTACTGTAATACCCCATATAGTACCTGTAATCGGAACAATGAAAGGAGTGATGTTTGTAGTAATAGAACCTGTTCTTCTTAAATCTCTTGATCCATTCAAGTTTCCATCATCACCAGCACTATAAGTATAAGTCTTTTTAGCAGGAGAAGTAACATTTTCTAAATCTTCAATTCTACTAGCAGCTTCATCTAAAGCTCCTTTTACTTCCGTAGGAACAACATCCCAATCAGTAGGTGTTCCAGGCGTATAAGGTACTTGTACAGCGGTTTGATTAAACGCTCCTGTTCTCGCTTCCCACGCTGGAGATCCATCATCTACAAATACTCTATCTTGTGATTCACCTATTACATAAGCAACGTTACCGCTAACTACAGCTTTAACAACCCAGACAGCTCCATCAAACTCAACTAAGCTAAGTGCTGCTGCACCATCCCAAGCTGCGTTAGAAGCTCCCGTATCATCAATAATATATCTATCTCCTAATACTTCCGTTGGAGGAACTGCTGTGTTATCTACATAATCCAACACCTCACCTAATCTTCCTCCACCATCTTGAAGTAATGCAATAGCTGCTGCGTTGGTAGAAATATCTCCAGTGTTAGTAATTGTTTGAACTCTATCAAAATCTATTAAGTAGTTATCAAAAGTCGTAGCGTCTGTAATAGCAGCTCCGTCAAAGTCACCAGTTAAATCTCCAGCTACAATAGCAGCTTTTAAATCTTCTGAGTCACGAATCTCTTCTAAAGTATATTCAGAAGTTAAATCAAAATTTGTTGTTGGATGTAAGAAGCCTCTCGCCCCTAAATCATCTATAACTACCGTACCAGCAGCTACCGTTGAAATTAAAAATGTTTTTGCCATAATTCTAAGCTTTAATTAATTCTATTATTATTTTAGGTCTCTTGACTCCATTCCCGTTAACGTAAAACGATAAACACGATCCCGCAGGTATGCTTATGTTTAAATCTTCCGAAACCTTCTTATCCTCAGCACTTAAACTTAACACCGCATCAGGTATTAAAGATAAGTTATTGTGTATCTCAGCACTCCATGTGTCAGTATAACTACTGGACGCTGTTATTCTCTTTAATATCAAATCCTCACTAGTTACTATCGGAGTTAGATTAGTGAAAACACCATCATCCTCTAAGTAAATCATACTACACAACCTATTCCTACCAGCAGAATAAGTAACTCCAATACCAGATGTAGCATCTTCTAAGTCGCTTAAATAAGCTACCGTCTTTACTTCTGTATCGTCATAAACTTGTATTCTACCAAGCCTATACCAGTACAAAGACTCTACCAACGGTAAAGGAACTTCTGACAATAAATGGAACCTAGCGTTTTTCAGCTCAAGTCCATGCAAGTCTAGTTCTCGTAAAAACGGAACCCCTGGTTGCTCCATAATACTACTTTATGTTATATGTCAAATAAGCTACTCCAGCTACAGGAATACTAAATAATATTGTAACCGTATTCTTATCAACGTAAGTTTCTAATCCAGTAATTTTATTACCTTGACTATCCACAGCTATAATTACTGGGAATGTTTTAAGGTTATGATTGATAGTCCAAAGAACACTAGGAGTTGCTTGTGTGAACGTATATAGTCCAGTACACGGATTAACAACGTTAATAGAGCTAGAACTAACACCTGAGTATTTCTTAGGTGCTTTCATAGCAGTAAGCTTGTTAACCATGAAGTTAACCTCCTCCTTTGTAAGTTCAACGCACTTAGGTTTAATCCTCACTAAGTCAGCTATCTTATAATCTAAAAAGTAAGATCCATCACCCCCAACTCCATTCCTATGATTAGGAAGTAAAAGTATAGATGTTTCAGCAGGATTTATATTGTTGTTCGTCCAATTAGGAACAAATTTCTCTGATTGTAAACCAAAGTTATCTCCCGCAGTTGCTGGAAGTTGCTTAGTGTATTTTAATACAAAATCTTTATTAAACACACTTAAAGAAGTGACTGAACCAGATAATGTTCCCGATACATAAGTAACGTAAATATTACCATCCTTATCTTCAGCTAAAGTAAGTATATTGTCAAAATCAGCAGTTAAAGCACCCATAAAGATGCCAGTATCAATAGATTCAACCAACACTCCATCACAACAAGCTGTCCATTTTTGAAACTGAATAGTATTGCCTGGAGGAATTTGACTAGTCGTTAGAACTAACAAGTGGCCATCATTCATAACCACACTAGTGTTATTACTAAGAGCTGGATCCGTAAGCTTATTTGTTACAGTTCCAGCATTTACATCTACATAATGTATTAAAGCACTACCGTTGTTGTTACCCGTTAATATAAGGTTACATTCACCGCTATGCCAAGTCATCTTCTGATAAGGGAAACCTGTTGTTGTAATCGTTTTAAAAGATAATAAATCAACTAAACTCACAGCCTCAATAGTGTTAGCATCAACCCTAATAAACAATAAGTTTAAAGAATCAGCAACTTCCATTATAGCGTCAGTAGGTAAGTTACTTTTAGCACCTATAGCTAAAGCTAAAGTAGGTCCATTAAACGCTCCTGGTACTTTAAATACCGCAGGAAGCATTGTGTCTCCAGTGCTAGTCCCAGCTTTTAAATAATAAGAATCATGTAATTCAGAATAGTAAAAACTAACATAAGAACCTTGGAATATATCTAATACATTATCTTCCTCATAAATCAAAGTAGGTACGTTCTTTTCCCAAGAGTAAATCTTAATACCCGTATGAGTAAAACTAAGTCCGTCACTAAAGGTTACTAAAGAAACATTCTTTCCTAATTTAGAATTGTAAGTAACACCTTTCCATAAGTTAGAAAAAATAGGAGCATTAGGATTACTTAATACATCATCAAGAAGCTCCTCACCTTCTACATTCCAATCAGAAGCTGCTCCACTGCATAAACAAGAACTTGGATTGCAATTACAAGCAGAATACTCATGCTTCTTTAACAACCAAGAAATACTCTTTATATCTTGCAAGTTCTTTTCGTACTTCGCAGCTTTTTCAGTATTACCAAATTGTAACTCCTTATACATAGCATAAGATATATCAGCTTTAAAGCTTTGAGCTTTACTGAAAAAAGAATTTATTTTACCATCACAACTCATACGTTTCTATATTGAATCAAATGCGTTTCTTATATCGTTTTCGTCATAAGCTAAATCTACAGGGTATATCAAATCTAAATGAAAGAAGTAACCTCCTAACATAGTTTGATCCTCACCATTCACATCAGAAGGGTAAGTTGAAGTAGGATGAGCTGTAACTACTCTATTGTCAGTTCCTGGACCAGTACCAGTAAAAGAAGTCTTATATGCTGCGTAATCTAAAACATACTCTCCACTACTAGCTTTAGTAATGAAAGAATGATAAGCACTATTAGGTATAGCTGTTCCCGCACCTGTGAAATCATCTATATCTGCATGAGTTACCATAAGTAACTTCCCGTCAGTCAACATGATTGCATTATTAAAAATAGCATCGTATACCACACTCTTAACACCAGCAGTATCTCTTACCACCCTTGTACCTGTGATATTCCTACCAAAAGCATTAGTTATTGACGGAGCAAGAACTGAAGGTATAATAGGACTATTACTTAATATTGATCCCGCTGAAGCTGTTGAAAAACCTCCGTCAGAACCAGTGTAAGTTTCCGTATCTACATTGTAAGGAATTTGATACTCAGATGCTACAGTCCTAAGATTTGTAGATACCCCATTTTCCGCAAGAGGTATAAGGAACGTTCCATTAATATAAACATTCCTACCTATAACTCTAATCTGAGGTTTAGGCCATCCAGTTACAGGAGCAATCCCAAAACCTTGACCTAATGTATAATCATTCAACTCCTTCCAATCACTATCATATAAATCAATTCCACTAGCACCAGTAGCACCAGTGTTACCTATAGGTCCTTGAATACCTTGAGTACCAGCAGGTCCTTGAATACCTTGAGCACCTGTTGCGCCAGCTACTCCTTTTTCTCCCGTTAAATTTACATTCCAAGAAGAATAAGTACCACTACCGTTTTTTAAATCAATAGAAGCTACAGTAATAGCTCCACTACCAGTGTCGTAAGCTGTTACAATCCCTTCAAAATAATTAACCGTAGGATTAAAAGAATCAGAAACCCTAGCTCTCGCTCCTGAAGAATAAGCTTTTTCAGGTTCAACCGTAAAATTGACAGTTTGAGCAGCAGTATCTAATACGTTAATAGAGTTAGAACTACTAGTTCTATAACCTCTACCACTAACTCCGTTAGCTCCAGCAGCTCCAGTTAAACCAGTCGCTCCTGTATTTCCTTGAGGACCAGTTACACCAGTTAAACCTTGAGGCCCAGTTGCTCCAGCAGGTCCAGCAGGACCTTGAATACCAGGACAACAACTACTACAACTACAATTACTTCCGCAACTCATTATATGTATACTTTAATTGAATAATACCCAGTAGATGACTCACCAGCACCACCGCTAATAGTAATAGAACCACCTACAACATCAAGGTCAGAATCATTTAATATCTTAAAGAAGTAATGACCTGCTGAACCAGCTCCACTAGTAGGATGTCTTTCAAATCTCTGATCAACACCCCTCATCATTATAGTTCCTGTATTTTCAGATAACGTCTTAGTGCTTAACGTATGAAAAGTACTAGCGTCTTGAAAAGCTTGAGAACCATAATCAGGCATATCTTGTTGCCTTACTATACTCATAGAAGCTGGTCTATAATAATCAGTACCAGCTATATTTACTGGAGTAACCCAATCCCTAACTAAAACACCTTTAGGAACGTGTAAACCTATCTCTACAGCTCTAACCTGTATACCATTAAACATACCATTAACAGGATCTACATGCTCAAAATGAGAACTTTTAAGGTCAGTCAATATAGTTACGTCTGGATCGGCAGGATCAAAAATCAATCTATTTTCAGTTATACCACCAGCAATACTTAAATCATCATCTGTAGTAGGTATATACGTAGTCGCTCCATTAGAAAACGCTCTCTTCGCAGAGAAAACAAGTTTATAATGATTATCTATGTTAATGTTCTTCTGGTCCATTAACTGTATATGCCAAGAACTATAACTACCTTGACCTACCACTTTTCTTACAGGAACACCACTGTTAACAGCGGATATATCTGTACCTGCACTAACCACTAATGCGCCAGTCAAACTATCATAAGAAGTTACTTGACCTTCAAAGAAAGCTGTTGAAGATTTTAAATCATAAGCATTTGACACCCTTACTGTATCAGCAGGTCTGAAAGCTAGATTTAATCCAACCGTGAAATTGTAATCACCAGGAGCAGTATAAAGATCACTTACATTTACCGTAGAAGAAGATGTAGTGTAATAACCATACCTATCATTAGCATTAGCTGGACCTGCTGGACCTTGAGGACCTGTAGCACCAGTAAGACCTTGTTTCGTAATTATACTTACTGGACCTCCACATGGATTACAGTCATCAGTACAGCTACCACAGCTTGAACCTGAACTACTTCCACAACTTGAACTTCCACAACTTGTACAACTCATAATATATGTATTTTATAAAATTAACAACCGCACTTACATCTATTATAGACGTTCAGTGCTAATTTATGTGCCTTATCATAATCGCAAGCTCTATGACTAGCTACAGCTCCTTCCAATAAGGAAATAAGCATAAATGTTTCAGCATCGTATTCTCCTCCACATTTAATATCAATCTTCTTAACTCTATCAGCTAAGCAACAATCAATAGGACATGTATTTAAGAACCAATTTTCTACTTCATTAACACTACTATCACTAAATGTAATAGTGTATTTCATTTTCCACTCACCTGGAGCTATAGTACTAACCTTTAAGTCATCATAGAAAATTTCAAAACCAGTACCATTAGAATTAGGTAAGTAAGGAAAAAGATCTATTGTAACAGGAACAGTTTCTCCTGGAATGTATACATCCACAGTAGCAGAAACCGCTTGGCTTACTGATTTGTTAGGAGTTCCATAACCCGTTTCATTTGAACAAGAATCATAAACGCAAGTAGTATCGTATATTACAAACGATGATTTTCCAAACTCTATATTAAATCTAGGGGATAAACTCATAATAGTTAAATATTGTTAAAGTTATTAAATTTTTTGGTATAATGAGGTCACTTATATGTTATTTTCCTCCACTTACTCTTTTCTCCATACAGCATTTCGTCTTTAACAGACTTTCTTAACTTCTGTAAATACACTTTATATTTAGCATCGTCTTTTTTCAAATCTTTCATAAGAGTCTTACCTTCATCACCCTTAAACTCTTTTATGTATTCAGCTAAAACTCTAGAATCATACTCCTCTTTAAAGCTATCCCTCACCTCTGTAGGTATCTCTTTCTTATCGTTACTTACATAAACAAACTTCTTACCTTTTGTGAAGTCAGGAACTATATCATTCTTCTTTAAGTTAGTACCACTCATTAAGTAATTCCAAGAATTGGACTTATCAGAATCTATACCTACAATATCTTGAAAGCTTTTTAATATATCATCAGAAGTTAAAGGTATCTTATTGCTAACCCTTACTTTTTGACCTAAGTTATCTTTGTAATCTTCTTTTAAGTGATCTAAGAAAGGAACGTTAGTTGAAATCTTATCAGCCATGTAAGATAAAGCCCAATCAGAATCTTTAATATCTACATTAGCTTTCTTAAACTCATTAAATAAACTTGTCTTCCAACTATAAGCTTGACTGTAGAAACTAGGCATTGCTACCCCCTTAGCTCCTCTTACAATCTGATCAGCTATATACTTCTTAGTTTTATTACCAGCAGTCTCTTCATTGTTTATAATCTTAAACACATCACCAACAGCTTGTAAGAAGTTTTGTTCTTTAAAGAAAAATAAAGCGTTCATCTTAGCTACATCTACCGCATCCCACATTTCTTCATTAGTAACTACAGTGTTATAATCTTCTCTATCATACTTTAACTTATCTGACATTCCTCCCGCAAACGCTAAAGTAGGTCCTAAAGGGGAATCTCTATAATCAATCCAACCACTCCACTGATTTGTTCCTGGATACTTAAATCTAAAATGGAATTGCTTTAAACCTTTTTCATCCTCTAACTTTTGATTATCTTCAAAACTACCCTTTCCTTTATAAGTAATTTCAATTCTCTTATCCTCATCATCGTCAGGTAAGTCAAACGTTGAAGTCACAGCATATATTAAAGCTCCAGCAGCAGCAGTTCCGATACCTTGTTTAACTAAGTAATCCATTCTGTTTTCAGCAATAAACTCCTTGCCAGCTACACTCTTTTTTACTAACTCATCAGAAACGTAAGTGCTTCCAAAGCTAGTTTTATTCATAGCTTTCATAACATTACCTCTGCCGAATAAAGCTTTTTTCAAACCTAAAACAGGAACGTAATCTGTAGCTGCATCAGCTAAGTTCAATGGTATTTTTAAGAAAGGTATAACAAACATAGCTAAAGGTACATTACTTAAAAACGTAGACAACTTATCATAAACAAACCCAAAACTACCCTTTGGATGATGACCTAGCCTCATCTCCATAGACTTCTGTTCTGCTTGAACTTTTATATCATCTTCTAGTAAGTCAAATATAACTTCTTGAACACGTTGCTTCTTTCTAAAGTTTTTAGTATCAACCCCAGCAGCTTTTAACTTAGCTAATTCCAAATCAACTTGCAATTCAGCAGTCTTTCTAGCAGCATCCGTATTACCAGTTCTACGATCCAACTCTTCCCAAAACTCTTTAGTTTTAGTGCTAGAGTAGTTACCTTCTCTTAAAATCTTATTATAAGCACCTATCACTACATGCCCTTGTCTTACAGAATAATGAGCTACAGCATCAGAAGCGAACAACAATCTTAACATTTTTGATCCTGGAGTCTCGTATAGTTTAGCTATTTTTTTAGCCGTACTTAAATCTTTCCATTCAGCGTTAGCTAACTGATCAAGAACACCTAAACTAGTATTAGCTTCTTTAGCACCCTCTAAAGCACTCTCGTAAGGAATGTAACCCTCTTTCCAAGCATCTTTTATTATATCAGGACCTAAGTTTTTAAATCCTTTTAAAATAGAACTCATAACCCTGAAATTCTGAAACGTTTTACCATGAAGATTACCCTCTTTAGTAAACATCGCTCTCAAACCTTTCGTGAACAACTTCGGATTCTTAAGGAACTCAGTTAATAATTGTAGTCCACCACCCCATGTAAGCCCGTATACACTCCTTAAAGTAGTAGATGCTGTTCCTAATATGTGTTGGTAGAAATAAGACGTTATAACGCCATGATAGTACCTCTCTAGCCAGTTCTTATTGTCAGCTTCAAGACTATTCATGTAAGTCCTGAAGTTTATAAAAGCTTTATCTCTAGCTACACTTCTTTCAGGTAAGTGCGAAATGTCATATATAAAAGCGTTTAACTTTTGAGCATCAGTTCCAGTAAGACTAGCAAACCCGAATCTAGTAGCGAAAGCATCCAAGAAAGCATCTTCAGTTAAAGCACCCATATTGATTGCTTTAATAATATTTTCAACAGTAACCTTGTCAGATTTCAATACTTCATTTAAAGCTTCGTCAGTTAAATCAGGAACACCCAATACTTTAGCTAAAGCTTTTCTAGCATAAGGTTCTATCAATTTACCAAACTGCTTCTCTAAAGAAGCTGCTAGTTCGTCTGCTTGAGTTGGTGTTAAATCAGTATCAGCTACTATCTTCTCAGCTAATGATCTAGCTTTCTCTTTTACAGTGTCAATACCTTTACCATTCTTTTTAACTGCTGAGTAATGTTCTGCTACTATATCGTTAATCTTCTCCCCGTCACTTTTGATTTGCTCCTTTAAAGAACTATCTAGTAAAGATTTACTAAAAGGCATACCTACTTCGTCACCGAAAAGAGATTCTAAGTCTTTTAATATCTTTCCTTTCTCCCCGCCACTAATAATTCCATTAGCTTCTTTATTATTAAGAATATCAACTATAGTATTTCTAGAACTATCCCAAACCTCCTTAGCGAAAGTTTGCTCTTGCATAGCTTTTATAAGCTTATTCCTATAATCAGTATCACTTTCTAATTCACCTTGAGTAGGTAAACTATCTTTAGCTTTTGCAAACAAGTTCCTTATAAGAACATCTACAGCATCTCCCGTTTTCTTATTCTTCTTCTGAGAAACGTAATCTATTATTTTATCAGCTAGTTTTTTAGAAGAATCATCTTTATTATCTTGAATCTCCTTTTCTACATCAACATTATTAAGAACCTTTAAAATATCACTATCAGACAAGTCTCTACCATGCTCCTTTTTAAAATACTCTTTCAATGCAGAAGCAACCTGAGATACTTTTAGCATACCTGACTGAACATAAGTCTTAGCTATATCACCAGCATACTCTATTCCTTCAGGAGTTAACATAGGGATTACAGATGAGAAGAATATGTTCTTTCCCCCCTCTTTAAAATCCTTTTTAATTTGCTTCCTTTTAGCTTTTAATTCAGCTCTCTTAGTACTAAAACTATTCTTTTTATCAGTTTTCTCTTGAGCTGTTTTTTTAGCTGCTTTTTCTTTCTTAATATGTTCTTCAATAGCCTTATCTACAGCGTCCTTAAATTGAGGATGAGAAGATATATCACCAACTTCATCAGTAAGCTCAGTCCTAGCTTCATCTAACGTTTCCTTAGAAGCAACCTCGTCTTTACCTTGCTTGTCAGCGATTAAAGAATCTCTATGAGACTTAACCCTGTCTTGAATCATTACAGTCTCAGTAAACGCAGTATATACCATAGCGTCCATTATATTATCTGGAGCCGTAATACCTAAAGCTTGAAAAGACCTACCTAAAATTTCAGCAATCTTTGTTTTTCTTATATTAACATCTGTAGCGTCATTTACACGACCTTCACTTTGATAAAGCAAAGCTGCTCCGTCCATAATCCAAACACCTACCTGACCATACTTTAAGAAGTTACCCTCTACATCAGCTAACAACAACTCTAAACCACCTTCTATTTGAGAGAAAGCTTGAACTAATTGTATAGCTTGATCTTGTGACCATTTATTACTAATAGCAGTATATCTAATACTGTCATTTATCTTTAACTTATTCTTAACGTCGGCACTAATATTAGGGCTAGTTAATAAGGTTTCTATATGCTTATTCAGCTTCTTTGTATCAGAAGGTTTGCCTTGTGATAAATCATCTCTAACCTCATGTAAAGCATCGTAAGCTTCATCTAATTCGTCTTTTATTCCTTTTTTCTCTTTTTTACGCTCTTTCTTTTTAGCTTCTCTCGCTTCTTTTTTAGTTCCCTCAACTTTAGCTTTCTCAATCTTAGCTAACTCGTTAATATCTTCAGAAGCTTTGATTAAAGCAGGGTTTATTTTCTCTTTTATCTTCTTTCTCTCCGCAGGCAGTTTCTTCTTATACCAATCAGACTTTTTGATATGAGCTAAACCTTCAGCTACAGCAGCAGCCGTTGAACCTCCAGCATAAATAGACTTAGCCATAATCTCTACAGCAGCATTCCAAACAAGGTCAACTCCTATTGTCGCTTTCATGTCTCCTGGAAGCTTGATTTTAAGCTTCCTAACAGCTTCAACGAAAGAATCTGTATTATCTTTTATCTTTTGCGCTTGACTTTGCTCCTCAGCTTTAGCTTCCATTTCAGCGTTCATCTCCTCTTCAGATAACACCTCTTCTTCAGTAAGCTCTCTTGTACTAACCTCGTTAATAAGAAGTGCAGTTAACCCACCTTTACCGTCTGAAATTTCAAACACTCCTTTTTTTCTAGCATCAGCCAAGCCAGCTATTACTCTTCTAGCACTTACAGATGTTAGATTACCTTTCTTAATTTGCTTCACCCCAGCTTTTATATCTCCAGCACTTAATCCAGTACTCCTTAAACCAGCAAGATGTATTCTACCTGTAGTAGCATCACCATCCAATAAACCGTTATTAACCTCTCTCTCAGCCCAAGTCTCATCTGTACTAGACACTTCTTGAGAAACCCATTCGTTAACATCTTTCGGTGAAAACTCATTAGATTCTTTTATCTTCTTACCATCAGAATCAGTAACTTTTATCTTCTTACCGTCTTGACTAATAGTTCTTTTTTGCTCTCCAGACATTTTCTGGATTTTAGCTAATAACGCTTGACCTTCTTTGCTTTTCTTTTTAGCATCAGTCATTTCGTTATAATTAACAACCTCCCTGACAAGTGAGTTATTTCTACTCTCAGCTTTTTTAGCAGCTTCTAACTTAGCGTCAGCTTTTGCTTGTTTTGCTTCTGCCTTTAATTTCTTAGCTTCAGCTTTAGTTTCTTGTTCTGTTTTAACCTCTTCTTTGGTTTCTCCCGCAGTTTCGGTTTCGGCAACCGTTTCAGTAACTTCAGGTGTTGTTTCTGTCGTTTCAACTTCAGATTCAACCGCTTCAGGAACAACCTCTTCCACAACCTCCTCAGTAACACCCGCTGCTTTATCTAAATTCGCTTGAACCGCTGCGTTAGGATTCTTGATAACCATATTAGATAACTGCTCTGGAGTCATCTTAGCTACCTCTTCTTTAAGATAGAACTTACCTTCTTTATTAGTATATTTTGACTCTCCAGAATCATCAATAGTTACTTCAGCAGGTTCAATAACAACTTCAGCAGTTGGTTCTGTTACCGCATCTTCAGTAACACCACCTTTAGTATCTTTAGCCTCTACCGATTCGTCAGTAGACCTATCAGTAACTACTTCAACAGGAGCCTTAGACTCTCTAAATAATTCAAAACTTTGATTCTTTCTTAATTCAGAAAACTCCTCTTTAGTTAACACCCTTTCATCACGACTCAGCGTAGTATGTACTTTATCTTCACCGTTTAAATTAACGGTTTTTTCCTGATCACTATCTACGGTAACATGAACGTTAAAATCCTTATCAATCTTATTTATTTTATAAGACTCATTCACCACCTCTCTACCGTCAGAACTAGTTACAGATACGTTAAATGTATCACCCCCTTTTACAGGACTCTTCTTATCAGTTACTTTAGTAAAAGTACCTTCTTCAGTTTTAACCCCTTTATCAACTTCACCAGCAGCTTTTCTGTACTCTTTAGCTACCTTGTCCATTATGCCATCAGCTTTCTCCATGTCATAACCACCCTCTACCAACTTCTTCCTTACATCACTGTAAGCACCTTGAATACCAAAGATACCCCCTGATAAACCAGTCAATATAGCAAACTCAGTAACAGCATCCATATCAGGAAACTGTTTCTTTAACTCCTCAGACATTCCTTTTAAAGAATCTGAAGAGTTGTAAGCTCCGACAATAGACTGTATACTTTCCTCTGTAATCTCAGCAGCAGATCTTGTTGCAATCTTAGTAGCAAAATCTAAAGCTGCTTTTGAAGTAAGCCCCATACCCTTAATAAACATAGGTACATACTTCATCCCTCCCGCTTTTAATAAATTCTCAAAAGCTTTAGAACCTATTTCACCTACAGCAAATTGCTTAAACTCTAATTCCTCTCTATCGTTAAATATCCTACCAGAAACATCAGCGTTAACACCAGCTTGTAAACCTGAAAAAAGAAGCTTACCAGCTTTGCTTTTATTTAACACTTTCTCAACCTTAGTTAATGCTTTAGCTATTTTACCAACTTTCATTGATTTTAAAACTCCAGTACCACCCATAAGGTGAACCATCATAGCAAAAGAACCACCTGTAGTACCAGCGAACTTCTGCCACGTTACACCTTTCTCAGGAGTAGCAACTAAATCAGTCCAAGCTTCTAAATTCTCTTTTAAAACACCTTCACCTTCAGCTATTCCGTACTCACCTAATGTACCAACAAGTTCAGCGGATTTAGTTGTGTCAGATTGCTTACCTGAAGCTCTAGCCATATTAGGAACTAAATGTCCAGCAAAACTATTCATAAGTTCATCCCAATAATTAGGACTAGCATAAGCTGTGTTATTCAAAAAGATGTTAGTTAAATCATCCATGTCACCCTTCATCTGCATAGCATCAATCTCCATAGGAGTTAAGCTACCCAATATCTCTCCAGAAAAATCAACACCTAACACGCTTTCAATACCTAAGAAATCTCTAAAGGTATTTTCTATAGTAGCATCGTATTCTCCCGTTTCAGCATCCAATAAATCAGCAGCTAAAAGACTATTCATAGTAGCCTCTTTTAACGCAAGATAAAACACATCAAACTTCTCTTTAGAAGAAAGGTTTTCAGGTATATCTTTAAGTATCTCTCTATAAAGATTATATTTTTCAGTACCCTCTTTTACATCATCAAAAACTAAGTCAGCAGTTTTAGCACCATCCTCTTCAAAGAAAGCTCCTACTGACCGTTCTCTTTTATCAATAAGGTCAGTTATAACCTTTTTCTCAGCAACCGTCAAGCTCTCGTTCTCTTTAACAAGTTTAGCTTTTAAATCACTTATTTCTTCATTAACGCTGTCATGCTTCTTATCTAAGAAAACTTGCTTCTCAGCTTGAAGACTATTCACTTCATTCATCTTCTCAGATAATGAACCTGCAATAGCAGCCACTTCTTCAACACTCCTCATAGCAAAACGCTTCAAGTCAGTATCAGTAAGCCTATTTCCTAAAACTTTATTATCCTTAGCTATTTGATCTAATAAATCCTTCTTGTACGCAGCTATTTCTTCTGCCTTGTTTTCAGATTTATTTATAGCAGCTAGTTTTACATACGCATTGTTCGGAGTTGTAGTAGTTGCTAATGCACCCAATATAGACTCCTTACTCGTAGCTTTAGCTAGTTTTTTATTAAAACCATATTCCTCCTTAGCTTCTTTGCTAACAAAAGAACCTTTAGCTACCTCATTCTTACTATTAGTTATATAACTCTCGTAATCACCCCTAGCATCTCTCTCAATAGCAGATACATGTCCTTTTAAGACGTTCTCAAGACCTTTTTGCTTCTCAGCTTCGTAGTTATCTAATAAATCTTGTTTGCCCTGTAAGGCTATCTCTCTAGCAGCTTCTTTTTCTTGCTCAGAAATATTAACATCATCCTCAATTTCTTTAAGGGTAGCTTCAATATCTTTCTCTGTAGATAACTTAGGTTTTAAAGCTTCTTGCAATTGATTATAAACTTCCTCACCCTTTTTTATACCCATAGGGTCCTCAGCCTTTTTAGCTTCAGTTTCAGAAAGCTCTTTTTGTAAAGCTACTCTCTCGTCCTTAATATTATTAAAATGAGTAGGGTTTAAGTACCTTGAAAAGTCCTCACCAGAAACGCCTAGGTCATCTTCTTTTAATTGAGAATCCAATCCAGATTCTTGAGAAGGTAATACCGATTGAAAAGATTGTGCCTCCTGACTTTCTTCTTCTATTGGTGCTTGGTTTTGCGCCACTACCGCTGGTTCTTCTGTTACCTTTTCTGCTATCGGTGTGACTGCCTCCTTTTTTGGCTGTGCTGGTTCTACTACAGGTCCAAAATCAAAACCTATTTCCTCTTCTACTTCTTTTGATGTTGAGATACTTGGTTCAACCCCTTTTGAAGGTCCAAAATCAAAACCAATATCATCGCTATACTCTTCGTCTTTTGCCATTATACTTCTATTTCTTATTGTTATAGTGATTCGCTATCATCTTTTCCGCTTCTTCATTAGATACATTCTGTTGTTTAGCTGTTTTCGCTACTGAAGCAGCATAAACCTTAGGGTCTTTCTTTAAATCTTCTAAAGTAGCTGGACGACTAACCTTCTTAGCTTCCGCTGCTTTTCTCTCAGCTTCTTTTTTTGCTTTTATAGCAGCGTCTTTATCAATTCTACCTTGGTTTTTTATAAGCTTTGATTTCTTCTTCCCTTCCCATTGATCAATCTCAGCGTCATACATTTCATTAATAACCTCTTGGTCAACTTTTAAATCTTCACCAATAGTACTATTAAGAATAGTGTTATACTCTCTAAAACTAGCACGTTTGTTTAAATCTAAATAAGCAGTTTTTGTTCTCCCGCCTTTTTCATAAGTCAATTTTACAGCATTAGTATCTTTGTACTTAGCTGCATCTCCTAAATAAAAATTCTCAATAGCGTCCTCTTTTGACATATCAATAGTCTCTTTAAGGCCAGTAGGACCAACTACATGAATTAAGTTAGTGTTGTTCTTATCAATTGACACAGATTGTAAATCACCTTCAAGACCAGCGTTTGATAACTCACTATTAAACTTATTCAAAAGCTCTTCTTTAAACTCGGAAGTTTCAATCCTCTTAGTATCCCATATCTTACCTTTATTAACAGCGTCTTTATTTTGATCGTAAAAATCAGTTAAATTAGTAGATGCTGACCTTATCTCTGTGTAATCATCAGGACTAGACATGCTTGACTTAGTAACAATACCTCCAGCATACTTACTTCCAGCAAGACTTTCAGCTAAAGCTATAGCTTCAGGACTACTAGGATCTAAAGAACCTCTCTTTATAGTCTTGTACCTTTGTTGCGCCCTTTCCGCTGCCGTCTTTCCTTTACCAGCAGCAGCACTTACTTGAGGTTTGTACTTATGCTTTTTAGTCTTCTCAATCCCCAACATACTGCTTAACCTATCTATAATATCTTGTTCCTTTATAATATTATCGTCATGGTATCTCCCCGCAGCAGTTGCTGTTTCAGATTTAGCATACGCTTTAATTCTCTCTGTCCAATCGTGAGTTTCTTCAACCGTTAAACCTCCATGCTCAGGAGTAAGTAAAGCTGTTATATCAGCTTTCATTTGACTAACAACTTTGTTCTTAGCTAAATGAGCATCTAAATCATAACTACCGTTAAACTTATCTACAAAAGGTCTTAAATCCCCAAGCTTACCAGAAACAGCATCAGTTGTTCTGTTCTGAACTTCATAAGCTAATTTTTGAGTTTCAGGAGAATGAATAACGTCACCACCTACCTCTTTATTCTTAATTACATTAGCAGCTTTATCAAAAATAACATTAGACTCAGTTGCTAAAACTTCAAAGTTTGACTTTTGTTGAGCATATAATTTCCCTATTTCACTACCAGGATCATTAAGCATCACATCCCAATTATCAGGACTAATAGTTTGAGCAGTTTTAATAAACTCACTATTCATCTTATTAAAGTCATCGTTAAGACCTCTTTGATATAATTGATTAGTTAATTTACCAGCTTTTCCTGGATCAAATTTAGCTTGTCTAGCAGCTCGTTTCTTAGACGCTTCAGCTATAGCCTCCTCTTTCTTGTTTAAGATGTTGTAAGGCACGTATTGACCTGCTGCAACGAATATAGGTTGAGTTCCTAAAGTCTGACTAGTAGAAGAACCAACGTTAATCTTCTGGTCCATACCAGGAAACATATCATCGTTAGTTATGTTCGCTTGTGCAGCTTCTTGTTGTCTCTGTGCAGAATCTATATCAGCTTGTGCCGATTGACTAGCTAAAGCAGTCTCTGCTACTCCAACATTTGCTATGCTGTTATCCGCACTCGGGCTTGGAGTTATTATATTTTTATCTGGTACTGCCATGATTTAAACTATTGTTTTTTTCTCCCCAAGCTTTTTAAGCACTTCAATTAACGATTTAGCTAACTCAGGAGTTGCTCCTTCTGCTCCTCCTCCGTCAGTAGGTGTTAACGAACCTATTCCAGCCATCATATTACCCATTCCAGTCTGAACAGCGTTAGCACCTTCCCCTCTACGCTGAACACTTTTAAACTGCTTTAAATCTATAATCTTTTGATTAATCTCTTTACTAATCGCATTAGCTGTATTACTCATTGCTAATCCTCTCTCTCCCGCTTGAGCAAAAGCTTTATTCTTAATATTCCCACCTTGCGTCTGAGCTTGTAACAACGCAGAAACAGTTCCAGGAACATTACCTCCAGTTACGGTAGCTAATTGTTTTTGAGTAGCTGTTGTAGATTGGTCAGCTGATTTTATAGCTTCTTGAGTAGTAGTGTCTGTACCAGAAGCTAATTGCTTAGTTTTTCTTTTAGCATCTTCTAAAGCTACATTTCTTGAGGTTAAGTCTTCAAGTCCAGGAGCCATTTTGTCAGCTTCCTTCATTTTCTTTTTACCAATCGCAGCCTGTATCCCTCCGAACACAGCACCTCCAGCTTTTAGTGCTGTTGAAATCGTTAATGGATCTATCATTATTTTATCGCTTTAAAAGTGATTACTACGTTCTTGACCACAAAATCCTCCTCTAAATTATGGAATATTTTGTAAATCAACAACCTATCTTGTAGCCTATCTTGTGTTGGTGACACTGCTAGATCTTTTCTAGGTATCTGTTGCGTGTATCCGTCATACTTCTTTAAGTAGTACTGACCTTGGATAGCAGGGTCTAATGCACACAATGTATTACTGCTAATATCCTTAAATTCCACCCTAGTAGGCTTATTGTCAGAATTAACATTTATTTTGATATACTCCTTTTCTTTTTGAGGAGATACCGATGTTACTTGTTCAACTTCAAAGTTTATTGGAAGCGCATCTATCTTAGTTCCTTTATTAAGTTCGTAAGTCTGCGCATCCTTCATTCCGTACATCTTATCTTTTATTGATAAGTATTTATCAAAACGGAAATCAAAGTTAGAAACCCAAGCAGATGAATTAAAAGAATAAACAAACGAATCTTCAATTAAAGACACTTGGTTAGTTACATTAGGGTCCTGATATTCTAATTGAACCAAAAACTCATTATAGTCCTCATCGTAATATGCAGTCACTCTACTCTTTTGGTCTGATTCAACTCCCTTTAAAGCTTTCCTAATCTCAGTGTAATAAGCATCTCTTCCAATATCTTTTATCTCATTGTTAACTAACCTATAAACAGACATGTCATTAGAAAATATCAAACCTTCAATCCTCTCTTGCTCCCCATCTTCTTTACCAGTAGCTGAAGTCTTTTTAATAGAAATAGACCCTTCTGCTGCTCCCCGCCACATATTGTCATTGCTACCAATGTTTCTATCTAACCAATATTGGCCTTGAACAAAACTATTACCAGTAAACAATCCTATTTCAGCACCCGTAGTATCGCTAAGAATAGATTTCTTATGTAACAGCAAGCATACCCCTCTTTCCAAAACAGCGTATAAATTACTTCCTTTACCCGTTTGAGCATCATAAGCTAAGTTTATTTGACCTTGAGCATCTTCTAATACAACCGCATTTAACGATTGGAAAGATTTTAACCCTGGAGAATCTTGTTGAGTTATTGATCTAGGTAAAGACCATGCGACACCCGTACAAAACTCATTCTCTTCTTTAAAACCAAAATCAGGTTTACTTACAAAATCAGTAGGACTTTGCTGTGAATAGTCAAGGTTAAAGTTTTGCTTAAATCTAAAACCTCCATAATTCCAATTCAAATACTCATCACCATAATCTTTCTGATATTGAGGATGTATGTTATTTTTCTCATACCCATTCTCTACACTTATATCAAATTCGTCAGCATCAAAAAGATTAGGACGCATTACATAGTGAGTATTAGGAAAGAACTCATTAGGATAGTTTTCATTATATGCAAAGTGAGTAGCTATCTTACTCTCTACAGTAAACGTCACGCAAAGCTGTCTTAGAAACTGTATTGATGCTTCATTATCGTTCTGAACATAGTTAAACGAAGCAGACTTTGTATCTCTAATAATGTAATGCCTAGGGTTTACAGCGTAACCTAAATAAGGGAATCCAATATTAAAAGGAAAACCTTTATTTACAACATTTCCATTAATACCATCCACAAAAGAGTTTGAAGACCAAAAACCCCACTTATCAATATCAACCTGTCTATCTATTGGAGAAAATATCGTTTCACCAACAGTAGTGTCACCACCAAAAACCTTAATAGGAGCGTTTTCATCATACTTAGTAAGTAAAACACTTCCCGTTGGAATTTGATTAAAACCAGGAACGTTTAGCAATAAATAAATCTCATTTGCAGATACTACATTATGATTATAAACTCCATATACGTTTATAGCAGAAGGTAACGTGTGAAAACCATTAGTTAATATATCATTAACAATAACCGTTTGCTGAGCTGCCGATTCATAAGTGTAGTTATACCAAGGCAAATCATTACCCGCAGCATCTCTCACATAGATAAATCTTTCTTCTCCCGCAGTTGGATCACCCGCAGCTAATGCAGGAATACAATCTTCCCACCTCTCATCTATCAACTCAATACTAGGATTAAGACCAGCAGAAGGGTCAGCAATAATACTCTCCATTTTAACATAAGCACCAGTGTCTCTATACTGATCAATGTTCTGATCTATAACATTAGCACCCTTTTGAATTATATTAACAATATAAAAAGGCTCCGTGAAATCTTTCATTCCAACATTCTGAAAGTCATTACCACCACCAGTACTAGGATGATTATAAATCGTTTCTTGAGTAGTCATGCTAAAATAAGAACCCCTACCTTCTATAACTTGCTCAAATCCAGTAAGAGTAGCTAATCTATTACCCCCATCAGGTGTACTAAAGAAACCTCCATTTACAGGGTCTGAATTTCTATATTTATTATAAGCAGTGTAGCCACCATTTCCAATAATAGTCTCTAAAGGATTAATCGTTTTACCCACTATAGGTCCATCTTTTAAAACCCTAGCGTAAGTCATAAGATCACATTGCCTATCCTCACCGCCAGTACCTTCATCAAAAGAATACAGTTCAGATGCAAAACCTAAAGGAGATACAAACTCTAAACTGTAATTCTGAGGGAAATTTTGAATGTCATCAATAAGACTTTGATTTACAACTCCCTCATCTATATCTGGAGAATAAAACCAAAACTTCTCTTGGTCCTTCCTTGCTAATTTGCTAAATCCAGTCGCTGTAGTTTCAGCAGGCAACATAGAATACATTCCTAACCCTTGACAAACGACCCTATTAGCTCTTTCAGTCCTAACTACAGTAAAAGACTTAACCCAATCAGGAATAGTATTCTTATCAACACCGTTCAAAGCAATTCCTTTACTAAAATAGTTTAACCCAAACATGTCAGGTTCGTATTTTATACCAGCATTGCCATCATGAACTGAAGTTGTTGGATTATAATTATGCCCCTCAGTACGAGGATCATTCTGATTCCTAGGGTAATACACAGAATAAGGAGCAGAAACCCTTCCAGCACCTACTTTTGCACCTACTAATTCAGGATCATTCTTACAAGAAGCAGTAACATCACTTAATTTTTTAGTACCTATAGGAATACCACTAGTATCACTATTCAATATGTTCTTAAACGTACATATATCACTCTTAGTCTTAGTATCTTCTAAATCAAATACTTCATACGTCTTAGTTACTAAACCAAACGCACCAGTATTAGCTGCCGTAACAGCTCCATCTGAATACTTTTCACTATTGGAACCAACAGGCATTTCATCTCTCCTATTAGGAAACTGATAATTACCAAAATCATCTATAGGTACAGCAAATGCTTTTGCAGATACACCGTCATAAGCATTGATCGCAAAACCAAACTTCTCACCACTAGGGTAAGACTTCTTATAAGTGTGATTATGAGCATCTTTATGGCCTTGTTGACCCATAGCTGTCATAATAGGAAACATCGCTTCATTGTTCCTTTTAGTGAACGTAGGATTAAACTCCCTTTCAGCTAATGAGTAATTCATTAAAACTAATCTCTTATCAAAGTAACGAATCGCTTTCGCTCTCTCAATAAACATTAATTGATTAGTAAATTCATCCTCAGGAACAGTTTCTTGAATATTAGAATCTCTAGGATCAGCAAATGTTTCAACACCTATAGTTGTTCCTGAAATATCTAACCTCCCAACAATCATTGGGTTAGGACTAAAATCTAATTGAGTACCAGCGTTCCAAGCATATCTTATAACCTCAATAGAATCATACTCCAAAGTATTAGTAACCCTAAATTTAAGCTCTATCCCGAAAGCAGATGCTGAAGATACGTTAGGTTCAGACCCTCTTGTTTTAGTTCCTGGATATTCAGCACTAGCTAAACCATCAGCTTGAACTACAGGAATTAAAGGAGTGCTAGGACTTAAATTAGTTCTATCACCATCAGTATTAACATATCTTATTGCATAACTATATTGACCTACTGGTAATCCACCACCCCCACCTATAGGAACTAACTTAGTAAATACAGGTTTATCTACTGGAGTAGAAAGATTAATCTCATACAAAGCTCTATTGAAGTCTGCAAAGTATTTAGCAGTGTTTGTCGGAACAGTGATATTAGCAACCATGTCCCCGATATTCAATATCAATGGAACCGTAAAGTTATCAGTAATAAACACTTCACCACCTTCACACTTATCATTAGTGTCTAATTGAAGGTTTTGATCTACCTCAAATAATAATCCGTCAGTATAAGCTACAACAGTTCCATTAACCCTTACAGTATCAAGTTCAGCGACATTGGCACTAGTCCAAAACTCTATCACATCATCTTTTATTTTAGTAACCCCGATACAAACATATCCAGCACCAAGTCCAGACCTAGGGTAAAGCAATTGCTCTCCTTTTATTTTCTCTAAAGCATCTGTGTTACCATCAACAGAATAGTTTCTGGCGTTCCTAGATTTAATATACTCTCCAGTATCTTTTGCACCAAGAAGCTCCTTCTCTTTATCCGAGTTAGCACCTTTGGAAAACGTTCTAATATCTTCAGCTCCATGTTCCGTGTTCATACTAACTATTTAATCGTGATAAATATTCTTTTAAATCTTCTTTTTTCTTATCCCCCATACTAGTCACTCTCCTCTTTGCTTTGTACCAACTACCATCATAAGTTTCAGGTTTGTAACCCAATCTAAACGTAGCGTCAGAGTGCATAGCTCTCCATCTATTAGTATCTACCGCTGTCTTCACCCTAAGCACAGCTTCAGTACACCAATCAACTAATACTTCTTGAAAGAACTCAGGAATAGTATTCTTCTCAGCATCTACCTCCCAAACCCCATTAAACTTAATTAAAAGTTTAGAATATGGACCAGTATTTTCACTAAGAGTTATTTGACCGTTATTTTCACCGTAATAATATAAAGTACTAGGTAAGCTTGTGCCTGGAGTATTCACCCCTGAACCAAACCTATTCTCAGGTGTTGAAGGGATATTACCACTGTAAAAAGGGTCTTGACCATTATTGCCATTGTTACCTTTGTTTCTAGCAGCATAGCCACTACCACCTCCAGTAAACATGTTTCTCTTCCAATAAACATTAGCTGTGTTTGAACCTATATTACAGTTGTCACCATTATATAAATACATCTCTTTAATATTGAATACTCCCGCAGGAATATCAATCGTCTTATTCGCAGGTATTAAGAATGATTTATGACTCTCGTTAAAAAAAGTATCATAAGATAAAGCTCTCATGCACTTATTCATTTGAGATATAATAAAACCTCTAGTCACATTCTTATAACCCATCTCCTGAGTGTATATCAACACTTCAGATAAAACATCTTTTGGACTTAATAAATCTTTCGGTGAAAACTCCATTATTGTTGAACTTGTTGTTGTTGATTAATCGGATCATTAACACTTACCAGCTTTTGCTCACTTACAGAACTTACATCAGTAGTGTCCTCCCCGTCATTTTTCCTATCCTCAGGAATCTTTAATGCAAATCTACCCAAGTCTAATACTTGCCTCTTTAAAATTAACAATAATTCTTCAGGAAACTCAAACTCAGCATCTAAATCTATTACCGTTAAAGGATCAAAAGTAGAATATATTCCAATCTCAACAGTTAAAACATCTACACATTCAATCCCTAAAAAGTAAATATACTTACCTTGTCTGTAAAAATAAGGATTCTTAGGAGAAGGACGCTCATACTTGTCCATATACAGCCTTTCTGTAAAAATAGGTCTAGTACGTTGAAAAGTCCTATTAGTAAACTCAGGAGGATCTATACAGTCTATACTGACAGCATCCTGATCCCAATAAGATATGTATTCTATACCTCCATCTTTATCGTAGTCATATATAGCTTCTGGTAATAAAATCCTTTTTCTACCAGCAATATCATTAGGGTTGTTCCCCGTTGCTGCGATTTGAACAGGAATATTAGCAAAAGCATGTACGTAAGCACCAGAGTTAATCTTTCCAATATGCTGTGACTTCAACCTATTACCTACCAACAAAACCCAATAAGCTATTTGAGATCGCTCAATAACCCTATCATCAAAGACTTGTTTTAAATCTTTCGCAATATCATCTACTACGTATCGTAATTTAGTGTGTGAAACCATTAGCTTATTGTTTTAATCAATCTAGCAACATCCATCTCCGTAATAGTGAATAATGTCGTTTGATCTCCTTGTTTAATTGATATGAAATTTAAAGCTTTCTGAACAAACAATGTCGTCATTGAAGAAGGAAACTCTATATCGTCAGTAATAACATTTATATTACTAGGATTTTTCAAATAAGTCATAGCAACAAACTGACCCGAAACATCAGGCCTTATCTCAATCTCTTTATCTTGCAAATAGCTACCAGAAGAATAATCAGCCTCAGTTAAGTAAGCATAAGTTTTTAAGTCGCCCGTCAAAACAGTATTTCCTGGTTCAAAAATATTTTCAGCAGCTTCGTTCCATTTCTCTACAGTAAGCTTGTTAGCACTATACTTAGAACTAACATAACTAATGTTAGGTTGAAATACCGAAGTGTAATCATTAGGAAGCGCAGGAGGTATACTACCTACTGGATAAACAGAAGGTTCAGGCATAACTGCCAAATAACTCCAAAGCTCATCGTTAGTAGCTACATTATCAAACTTAATTCTTGAGAAATTATTAGCTACCCAAACTCTAGTTCTTACTAAATCTCTAAGGTTTTCTCCACTGAATTTATTTTCTTCAAAAGCTCTATTGAAAACAAAAGCCAACCATTTAATCGCTGAATTAATGGCTGGCTTAAAGTCTAAATCAAATAGATACCTATCAGAACCTTCAGAATCCAACTCAAATTTCATTAAGTCAACTACTTCCTGTACTGGGATCATTTTTATGTTGTTTTATTAATTAACCAAACTCGCTGCTCCTTTTACCAGTTGTCCTTCTATCGCTGCATTTCTTGAGTTCAATAAAGATTTTTGCTCCTGCACCTTCTTCTCTCCCTCAGCTCTTTCCGTAGCATATAACAATCTCATATTAGCTAAATCTGTTGATTGAGATATTCCCAATGCTTTACACTCTGTAATTAGAGTTCCAGTTGTCATAGACTTAGCTGCCGTCAAGTTTCTACTAATCGCTTCAGCTAATTTAGCATGAGCAGAAGTAGCTATCTTTATATCATCAAATATCTTCCATCCGTAAAAAGAAGAAGCTCTTAACCATTCCACTTCTTTTTTACTGTGAGAAACATATCTAGAAACTGTATTCGTAGTAGTATCTCTACCAGTACCAGTTTTAGTTGTCTTAAAAACAGTAAACATTAACACATTCCTAAAAGGAGTTGCTACATATCTACCGTCTTTCTTATCATCAACAATCAAGTAACCACCTGAATGACAATAAAAAGACACACCCTCCTCTAATCTATCTTCAGGATCCATGTCATCCTGAGCAATGTAATTTTGACCAGTATCACCGTACTTGTCTTGATCACTTTTCTTATTGATAGCATTGATTACCTGAGTAATCGCATCTGCACTATCTAACGAACCATTGGAAGCTCCTGTTGGTTGCGTTTTTAATTTTATCAAATCACTAAGTTGCGATTGCAGTTTAGCAATTTCTTTTTGCTGTTCTTCGTATTGAGTATTACTAATACCAGTGTCAACTACTGTCTTCTTTTCTTCAGGAGTATTTGTACCCCCTGCCGTTTCTTCTAAAGCCATCTTTTCTGTTTATTTAATTAAAAAATGTGTAGTACCCCGAAGGATACTACACATGTTTGTTTAGTTATTATTGAACATCAATTGAAAAACATCCAAGAGGATTGTTGAACTCCAATGAGAATTGCGCTCCGCAATACCAATCTTGGTAGTTCTCTCTTGTTCCGTTGTTTCTTCTGTCTAATGTAGCTCCCATCTCGTAAGTTGGTAAACCTTTCATTTTAACAGGACGGATAGTCTCAACATCTAAGAACAACAATTTGTTTTTCCAAGAATCAGGGAATACAGAGTTTTCTCTGAAAAGCTCACAAGGAACTAATACCCAGTTTTGAGTACCTAACTCAATTCTCTTCAACTTCAAGTTAGCCGTTTCGTTGTTAGGCTCATACCTAAGTCCTGGCTGCTTGTAAATTTTAGAGAACTCATACAACATCTCGTCAGATCCGTAAATGAATCTAGTTCCACCTTCTGCTTTGAAGTTAGTAGCAAATGCTAATTTTTCAAAAGCTGATTGCAAACCTGCTAATGTTGGATTAGCACTAAGAGAACCTGCTTCTTGCATAGAAGGGAAAATACCTCCCATTGACTTAGCAATGATACCGTTAGCAATTTGGTATTCACCTCTATGACCGTTGAAGTAAGATGCGAACAAATCAACTCTAAGTTGCTTCATTTTTTGCTTCTTATCTACATCAATATAGTTAGTAGTACCTTGGTTGATGAATTTTTGTAATTCAATCTTCGCCCATCTCTTAGCTCTCATGAAGAACTGTACATAGTTGTAACGAGTGATTGTTTCAGTTCTTTGGTAAACAGAGAACGTATCCATACCGTCACCTTCAATTGTAGATCTGATAGCTAAAGTTTCACCTACTGCTACAGCAGATAATCCAGCATTAGTTCTAGAACCAATTGTTAAAACCAAACCAGCAATGCTTTGAATAACACCTTCTGTTCCATCAGGGTAAGTTACTAACAAATCTGGAGATACGTACTCAGCAGAAGCAGCATCAATTGTAACAGCTTGTGTTACTTGAGTACCAGGTACAGCAGGAACAACAGCAGTAATAGCATCAATTGTCAATGCGTTTCTTCCGAATCCTGTTTCCAAGTATTCAAATTCATCAGACCCCTTTTCAAGTGGAGCTTGAGAAAAAGCAAGTTTCAAAGCATCAAATTGCTTCGGAGCTGCATCAAAGATTGCCTCTTTAATCGCTTTCTCAATTAAGTTAGATTCTACTACCGTACCGATTGAATCAGCTTGGTAATTTGACCCCTCAGGGTTTGTGTTTCTCAATCCAAAAGGTGCATTCTGCGCTCCTGGAGTGTAGAGTTTTTGACTATTAGCCATAATTTAAAAAATTTTAAATAAAAATAATTAATACCTAGAAGGTGTGTTGATCCCGCCAATTACGTTCTCAATAAAGTCCCTCGCCTTTTCACCAATTTCATTTTGTCTCATTTCTCTTCCTCCTTGCTCAGGAGCCGTTCGTTGACCTCTTGTCAAAACGTCCATGTTCGCTTCCGTTTTAGCTTGATTGTAGGCAATAGTCTGCAACTGGGAAACTAAATTTTTTCCATCGTCAGATGCCCTTACGTATCTTGCTGCCGCATCAGGTAATAATTGACCCTTATCGTCAAAGAACAAAGATTTAATACCGTCATTCAATAATTTATCCTCTACAGACTTCACATAAGTTGGTGTAGCATCTGGAAAGAACTCTTTAACACTATTTAAAGATTTCCCTACAGACTCCTTGAACAACTCCTCTTGTGCAGTCTTTTCAGACAAATATCTATCAACCTTATTAACGTGTCCAGCTTTAGCCTCCTTAAACTTAGCTACAGCGTTTTCATACACTGTATCTACAAACCTTGACGTATTAGGGTCAAAATCATCGCTTTCACTATCAGCAGCTTCAAAATCTTCATCTGAAACCTTGTCTGGATAATAAGCTTTGATTAATGCTTTCTTATCAATATCTTCTACCTTACTGTCATAATTAACATTAGGTCTTGAAGAAATGTATTCTCTAAAATCTTCACCCTGCTCATTAAGCCTAATAGCTTCAATTAAGTCAGGATGCAAACTTTGTAATCCGTTCATCAAATTGTCATTAGCAGTTTTAATTTCTAACAACTCTTGATTTTGAGTAGTCATAGATTCATAAGAATCCATCAACCCATTAAAATCTTTTACATCAGGATGCTTCTCAGCAATAAAGCTATTCACACCTTCAATCCCTTCAATACTTGATAATACATCAGAGTCCGCTGAAGGAGCTACTGGCATATTAAATAAAGGACTATCTATAATACTCTCTCCAGTAGGTTCAGCAGGTGCTTCGGCTGCTGGAGGTTGATTTCCTAAATCCTGTTCCTGTGCATCTGACAAAACTTCCGTAGAGTCTTGCTGCTGTGCTGGAGGATTATCATTGGAATTTAATTCATTATTCAACAACGAAGGTTCCACTTGAGTATTATCCTCTACAATTGGAGCTTGCTCCTGTGATGAATACGCACTCTGTAAATCACCTAAAGCTTCGCTAGGGCCGTCATTGACACCCTGTAACGCAAACAATGTTTGTTGCTGTTCGTGACTCATTTGTTCTTGCTGTTCTTGTACTTGCTGCTCTTCTGTCATGACCTTTTCTCTTTTATATATTCCAAATATAGTTATAAATAATGTTAAAATAAAACATTATT